ATCTAAAATTCCATCTGCTTTATGATTCTTCAAAAAATCATAAGAAATTAAAATAGATTGTAAAACTGAAATATCTTGATTCTTTTCTGAAATAGTTAATATCTTTGTGCCATTAATAACATCGTCTGAAAAATAAGTCTTGGTTATTTCTTTTACCAATTCTTCTTTTTTTGATTTATCTTTTTCATCTTTAATTAGTTTTATGGCTTCTTCAGCATTCTGAATTTTTATTTCATTCAAAACGAAATCTGAAAAATTTAGAATAAATCTATTTTTATTTAAATCCATAACTAATAATTATTTTTATAAATCAAACAATATATTGAGTTGATTGAGGTGAAGATAGTTCAAAGTGCATACCGTCCTTTCTTCTTCTATAATGACCGCCCCAATAAAATCCTAATTTATTAGCAATAGGGACAAGTTCTCTAACACTACCTTTTTCTCCAACAGCAGGTGGAGTAACAAATAAACCATTGTATTTTGTATTAATATCAAAAGCAACCCCGAAGGCATGATTACTCAATGTTGTATTACTACCTCTTATAAATCTTGGATAATAACATCCATTAAATGTTATAACTCTTGAAAGCAAACCTGCATTTTCCCACTCTTGCCATAACTGAATCATCGATTTTGCGGCCAATCTATGACATTTCAATCTTGTGGATCTGGGGTTTTGTATTTTAGCAAGTTGAGGGATTTCTATTGTGATGATATTATCTTTTTCAAAATTATTAGTTATGATTATACCACCATCACCTTTTGATTTATATTCTAATGGACCGTAAAGTCTTTGAGCATCTTCAACAGTTAAATATTTTAAGTCTGTCGGCACTGGTGGCCAATTATATCTATCTTCACTCGCTTCTTTTGGAAGGGTAGCAAAAACTTTACTCTTTACTTGTGGACTTTTTGTAATATCTGTAGAGGTTATTGTATAAGTTGTAAATAAATCTATGATACCCTTTCCTATTGGTTGATTTACATCAAATGAAACATTGTATTTAGAACTATATGATTTTATGGCATAAATAGTTTTTTCGTCAATTTTTCCACTCATTTCATTATTTTTCAAATATCCTAAACCACATAGTATTGTTTGTAAAATTTTAACATCTTGACTTTCATCTCCAATAGCCAATGATAATTGTCCTGATTGAAGTTCATCAGAAAAAAATTCTTTACTCACATATTGAACAATAGATTTAGTTTCTTCTGAATTTTTTGAATTACGAAGAGCGTCAATTATGCTTTTAGGGGTTTCTAAATCAACTAACATATTTTATTCCTATTTCTGTAATAATTTCAATAAATAATCTGCATATTTATCTACTACCAATTTTAGATATTCTTCAACCGCTTTATTCTTATTACTTATAAAAAAATAATTGCTCGGATTTTTATCATAAATAATAAATGAACGATTATTTAATTCATCTCTGAAATATGAATCAGTCGAATTAATCAAATCATAAATCATTTCTTGATTAGCTTGTATGATTTTACTCTTTGAAGAATTTTTTATAACTCCAATAAGTTTGCTTTGGGTTTTATCAGGATTCTTGATAACCGATTCAATGTCTTTTATTTGATTATAAAGTTCCTGATAAAATTGGCTACTATTAACTAATCGTTCTGATTCTGTTTTAGGTGCTTTCTCCTTTTCAGAAGCAATGAACATATCAATTTCATTTTGAGGTTCTTCTGTATTTTCTGAAGGTGTATTTTCAGATTCAATATCAGAAGGCATTTCACTTGCTAAAGAATCTTTAACGAATGAATAAAAACTATTAAGAATTTCTGGATTCTCATTAATAATGGTAGCAAGTTTTAAACCCTCATTATTAGTACCATCCATAAAATAATAAAGACCATCTACCATTTTTGATTTAATGAATATCTTCTTTTCAAGAGATTCAGGGCTAATTGTTTTATATTTACCAACCATAATATCATCAAGCATGATACTTATGAATGATGAAATTATTTGCTTTCTTTGAGTTCCTGAACTTACTTTATTAAAAATGGAATATAGTTTTGTTTGAATTGGAGTTTTGCCTTTTACACTTTCCAATGATAAAGTTGCATTTATTGCATTTGTAGTTTCTTCAACAATTAGAGTTTTTCTATCTACATTTTCCTTATCAGAAATTTCATATCCTTTTTCCACCTTTGGTTCAGAAATAGTCTTTTCTTCAGCACTCGGTTCGCTCTTTTGTTGATTTTGTTGAGGCACACCTGATAAAATTTCATCTTCCATAGATTTTGAAGCATCTATAATTTCTTCTTTTTCTTCTTGTGGAATTTCTTCTATCTCTTTTTTCCAAGAACTCAAAAGTTCTTTTCTATCATAAGGTGGATTACCAACGATTAAAACTGGACCTTCAATCCCTTCAACTGATATATCTACAATATCAACATTTTCAAATTTATTACTCTTAATGAGTTTTTTAAGAGCATTAAAAGGAACTTGTATATTTTGTGAAAGACTTGATAAAAATATCATCCCTGGAGTATCAGTTGTCTTATCATAATCAAAATAAGGATACTTTACAAGAAAACGAGTCACTTGTACATAAGCATTGTCTATGTTATATTCAGGAGTTGAGATTTCTTTATCGCTTTTAAGATATGACATAAAGTCTGAAAATATAGACTCATACATATATCTACTCGTTCTTTTCTTTCTTTTTGTACGATAACCACTATATCCAAAATCTTCTATGTAATCTGAAAATGTATTTATATTATAATCAGAAGAAGATTTAGAATAACCTTTACCAATCTTTTCTGAAGGTAATATTACTAAAACATCCCCACTCCAAACTTTAGAATTAATTTTAATAACTTTGAGATTTTCAATATTGAGTTCTTTTATGACTTTTTTAATATACTTCTCAGTCGTAACTATAGCTTGAGCAAGTTTTTCCAAAGGACAAAGCCCAGGTAAGCCTGTATTTACTTCATAGCCGTATTGCTTATTATTATTCAAGAATACTTGGATACGCTCCAAAGTTTTCTTGTATTCTTTTTGCTTTTTATCTTTTAAAAAATCAAAAAAAGATTCATGCACATTTGAATATCTCATAGTATAAAATTATATTTCTTCGTGGCTGATTACAGCAAATTTAGATTCTCCAACTTCTTCAATAGGCATATTCTCTTCGCTACTGATATAACGAATTGAACCATCTTGAAGAGTATATTTTCCAGCAGGAAACGAGTTATTGAGATTGTTTTTAGTTGTATAACGAATAAGCAATTCAATTTCTTTTGCATTCTGTTTCCCTACAAGATTTGAAACAACAAGATTAATCTGTGCGTATTCAATAGCAGGACCAAATATACCCAATGCACCCCCTGATAAAGGATTAGATGTAAAAGTTTGACTATCACCATAATCTCTGTGAAGTGAAAGAATTTCTACTTTAACTTTGTATGGTTTCAATACAACACTATTAATATGCTTTTTAATAGTCTCTAAATCTTCTTTCAAAGGTTCACCAGCAATAACTTTTGCTTCATTGACCTTGTTCTTCTTGTATTCTTCAAAAATTCTCATAAAATTGGTCTAATTTTTAGATACCGTATATATCAAAAAAACCTCAGAGTTTTCTGAGGTTATTTTGTTTATACAGCAGGCTCTTCAGTTGCTGCTCCTGTTTCAACATCTTCATCACCTGGTTTATCACCAGCTTTCTTTTCTTTCTCTCTTATCATTGCTTTATTTTCTTGCAATTCATCACGAGTAAGATTCATAAAGTTTTCCATAGCAAAATCTAAATCGAAATAAGCATCATCTTTTGTCTTCGGAATATTAAGAAGTTCGTTGATAGCAGAAACACGTTTTTGCATAGTTTCAACCTTTCTTTGAGTATCAAAACTATTATCTCTATTAAATTTTATACCTACACTTGATCTAAAAAGATGATCTCCTTGAAATTCAGGATATTTCAACAATAGTTGTAAAACCAATGGTTTAAGCATTATTTCTTGAAAACCTGAACGAAGTCTATTTACAAAATTAAAAAATCTAATTTCGTCTCTTTGGATACCTTCAGCACTTGAACTGAAAGTACCTCCTCCACCCTCTCCAAAACGACCCAATGGGATTTTAGAAGCTCTACGGAGTTTTAATTCAAAGTATTTCAAGAAATCAGGATTAGATAAATCCACTCCCTGTCCACCAATTACCTCAACATTAGGTGAATTTCCATCCTTTGATGGAAACATAAAATGCTTAAAGAATGGAATAGATGGTCTTCCGTTAATGCTCAATGTTCCATCAGCATCATTGAAAAATATTTCTTCTTTATAGTTATTAAGAATTTCAGAAAGTTCTTGTTTTGCTTTTTGAGGTGAATTACTTCCGATTGGTATGGTCATTTTCAAGCGAAATTGAGCATACATAATATGCCACATGACTTTTGAGTTCTCTATGAGTCTGAGCAAGTTTAATGGTCTTACAAGACGCTCAACATAACTTACTCTGTCCATTTGCATATTTTGAGCATATGCAATGTAAATGACAGATGAATCATAAATAACTCTTTCTACATCATTTCCGATTTTTTGAATCCATACAATATATTCTTCACCATCTTCACCGACAATAGTTGATAATTGCAAAGTAGCTGGATCTAATTTATTTAACGCAATTACTTCTTCACCTTCTTCATCAGTTACAATTTCAAATGCTAAAAATCCATCTACAAGATATTGTCTAAATAGATTCCATGCTTTTGTATTATTGTTAAATCCAAATTTAACATACAATTTTCTAAATTCTTCATGAATTGTATTTACAATTTCTTCTTTCTTTTCGTCACTTAAAAAAGATTCTAATCCCTTTGTATCTGGATAACAAAACCAATTCTTATCATCATAAACAATAGCTTCATCTGAAATTGTATCTAATATCTCTACAACCTCATCATTCAAAGAAAATGAACGCAAGAAATCACGTTTAGTAATATAATTAGAATCATATATAGCAAGTGCTTTTAGACCACCAATATCTTGAATAGCCATAGCAGAAAGAAGTCTTTGATCCCATTGAGCCGTTGAATATCCACCATATACTGAATGACCTATTGCTCCAGAACCACCTTGATTGGTTTCGGTTTCACCAGCACCTTGTCTACGCTGAATGATTAAATCATCATAATACATCCCAAAAGAAGACAATTTTCTCACATTGTCTGCTGGTCCTGATGTAAAACCATAAGTTTTAGCACCGTCTTTAGAAATAAATCCTGCCATATTTTTTCCGTTAAATTATCATAATGATTGAATTTGCGAAAGACTTTTATCACCTATAACACCGAAAGGTACTAAAAGTGGTAGCCATTTCCAGTCTTCGTAATCTATGGGAACAACACTCGTTATTCTTAGTTTAGACCAAACATAAGTTTCTCTTGTCTTACTTACATTTAATCCCATATTTCCTATATATCCCTTAACAAAATCATTCAACCCATCCATTGACATTTGGGTGTAATCAGAATTTTCTAATCTTTTGTGGTTTTCATCAATATAGCGTTGAAAGAAGTGTGCAATGGCATCTATAAACATTGCTCTTTGTGATGAATTCCAATAATTAAGATTTAGTCCAAAAAGCATTTGATCTACATTCTTATATGGAACTGCCTCTAAATGAAAAACAATAGGATAAACATCGTAATATCCTTTTTTAGGAACAGTTTTATTGTCATTTATGGCAAAATATATCTTACCTTTAGGAATTGAACTTGCTTGTGTATAAACTCTATCTTTAGTAGGACGAGACTTCGTAAAGTATTTCTGACGAAACCACTCCTGTAATTCTTCGCCTAATTCCTTTCGAGCTTCAATTAATCCACCTTTAAGTGTATTTATTGCTTCTATCTTCATTTAACTTTACAATTTATTGTTTTAATGGATTAAATCCAAATGGAGAATCAACTAATTCATACTCATACCCATGAACACAATCTTTTCCTAAAAATGGTCTTGAAAAATGGTCTTCAATCAAATCTTCCCATTTTCTTTCATTTTTATGACCCCAACCTCCGACCTTCTTTAATAAATCAGACTTTTTCCTAACCCAAGAAAAATGGTGAATATAATACTTATTACGATATCCTGCCTTATAAAATCCATCCATCTTATCTATTATCGCATGACCACCTCTATCATATTTAGTAAAGACATTTCTTTTATTAAGAATATCCCTTTTAACATAAATATGAGCATGCTCTAATGTTTTACTTCTGTATTTGAAGTCTCTGAAATACCAATACATACCAAAGGCGTATGTTTTATATTTTTGCCAAAAACCATCTTCATTTTCTAAATATGACTGCAAAAATAAATCAGAATCTATGATTTCATCTGAATCAAGTTGCATAATATAGTCGGTTTTACACTTTTGTATTCCTATCCATCGAGAATAACAATTCCAATAAAAATCAAAAGGAACATCTTTAACCCACTGATATTCAAGAATTTCTATATTTTTGTATTGTGAACAAAAAGACTTCAATTCATCAATACTTTGTTTATCTTCAGGTTCACCTGTGTATAAATGACTGGAAACTGAAATAAAAATGTTATTTGCAAACTTTAAGCATTGTTCAATATTCTTTTGAATAAACAATTTATCTAAAGTGCAATAAGGAATAACTACATCAATCATTATTATTATCTCTTAAATGGCCAATTTTCTTCGGTTAATACAACATATTTCATATTTCTGTCAAGAGCCCATTTCATAGCAGCAATTTGTTTAGCTTTATTGACATGATACATTTTAGTTAGTTCTGCATGACGAAGGAGTTTCTTTTCAGTTACTCTACCTTCCAAAACAGGTTCTCTGCTAATTTGATTACTAGGTTTTATTTCTACAATATAACGATTTATTTTGTTATCATTATCCAAAACCTCTATAAAAAAATCTACATTATAGATATGTTCTCTATGGTCTATTGGTGAAATATATTTGATTTTAACTGGCTCTGAACCCCATCTAGTTATTTGGGGAGTTAAATCACAAAGAATCATAAATTTACGCTCCCATGATGAACGAAATATAACAACTCTCGGATCACCTGCATATTTTTCAGGATTATTAACCTTGTAATATCCCTGAACGAATGGTCCGTTTGAATTAGGTTTAAGTTTCTTTATATCTTTCATATATTACTCTTTTCTATTTTAGATATATATTTACATTATGTTCAACAATTTTTTTAAGTTTTATGGCAAATAATAAATTTCTTAGTGATGCTAAAAACGCATTTAAACAAATACAAAAAGAACTTATCAGTAAAGAAGAAGAAGAGGTAATGCAGAAAATCGCAGATAGATTAAACATTTCTTATGAAAGTGATAAATTAGAAGAAGAAAAAGCCAAAAAGAAGAAAATAAAACGATCCATTACCCTTGACGAAGAATCTTTAACCTTTGCAAATCAAACTCAACTATTAAGAGCTATTCTATCAAATGATATGGCAAAAAGAGAAGGTTTGACAGAATTTATAAAAAATCTCATAAAAGAAGAATGGAAAAGACTATTCACAACTTATGAGAACATAAGAAAAGATATTGAAAACGAGGAAAAAAACAATTTGCAATAGATTATTTGATATATAGAAATAGTAACTAAAATATATTTTTCTATGAAAACATTTACACAAACAACTGAACAATTTCGCAAACGTATCTATGAACAAGATGCAGATGCAGCAAGAGAACAAGCTGTTAAAAACTATTTGACCAAACTTTATGAGTTCAATATTAATTCTATTACTGAACTTAATGAAGAAGAATTGGTTCAATTCATTCATAGTCTTAAATCTTTAGAGGGATAATATGCTAAAATTTTTTCGGCAATTATTTAAGAGAAAGCCGAAACAATCCAAGACTATTGAGATAGTCGAAGTTTCAGAAGATAATGGTAGAAATATCCATAATTTCAACGGATTTTCTGATTCTAATTATTGCACGATTTTAGGAGCAGTTGATTCAAATATCCATAGAGGATATGATATGCTCAAAATTGTTTGGAAAAGCCCATCAAAGATAAAAATCGGTGATTTAATAATTTTATCTAAAAATGGTGAAAGAAAAACTATGAGACTTTTAGAAGTTTTGAGTGAAACAAACGAAGAAAAAATCGGAATTGCCTCTGCCTTGAAATAGAAAAGCCCATCAAAAGATGGGCTTTTTTATTGCGCTTATATTCAAAGATTAACTGATTGTAGCACCAAGAACATTTGTCAAAATCCAAGCAGTGCCTGTCCAACGAAGTTGAACTGATTGATAATCATATGGGGAATTACTGAAATGAACTGTTTGCGTTGTTAGATTTGCAATATTAACATTATCCATAAACACATTAGAAACAACACCTGTCTTTACAATAATTTCCAATGTTTGACCAGTCGTATTACCAACAGGAAGTTCAAATGATACTACATCTTTAGTAGTTCCGTTGTAAGTTGTAAAGTCAAGTAAAATTGAATGAACGCCAACAACTGCAAGTGTTGCTTGTGTTCCACTTACGGTACTAAAGGATGCAGGATCAGCAGCTTCAATAAAAGAATTTCCAAAGTCTTTACAAACAATCTCACCATCAAGAACGAGTTTACCACTAATATCAAGTTTGTTAGAAGCATTACTTAAAAGTACATCACCACCTGTTACTGTAATACCTGTTGAAGCAGAAATAGAAGTTGAACTCAAACCGCTTGTTCCACTGATAGAGAGATTCCCTCCAAATACACCCGATGCTTCACATGTGAAGAGGGTTGTAGAAGTAGGATTTGAACCTCTTTCAATATATTCAGATGTGGATGTGATAGCACCTGTTGATGAATTCAAATATCCCTCAAGAGCATCAATAGATGTCTTTACAGCAGTAAAGTTATTATTAATAATTGTTCTTGAAGCTGAAAACGAATTCGTTGCCAAAATTGTTTGTAATGTAATTGCCATGATATTTCAGTATTTTATTATTTTATTCTATATATCTATTTTATAAAAAGATTTAATTTTTACTATAGAGAAACCATGTATTTTCGGTATCTAAATTATTTTCTTCTATATTTTCATATTCCCAATCTTCACCTAGCCATTCCATTTGACCTATTATTACAGCACTAAAAGTTTTATCATTAATAAGTTGTATCGGCTGAAATTCAATCAATTTAAAGGGATTATCTTCAGAATAAAGCAACACTTTTGAAAAATTAAACTCTGTTTTTTCTAATTTATTTTCCAAAGTTATAATCCAATTATTTTCCTCATCATCCTTTTTAATAAATGCTCTACTTGCAGGGTTTTTGGTAAAAGCATTAGATTCTGAATCATGAGTATCTTTTAAGTCTCCTTTCATATCTTCAAGCAGACATTTGAAAAGAACAAGATAAATAATAGCATCATTGATTCTTTCTTCAATTGGTTCTGATGTTGTAGAAGGCATTGAAGGATTTTTACCTATTGCCCCTAAAATTGACATCGCTTGTTTTCCGAAATAAACACCCCATTTTTGAAAAGGTGTAAGACCCAATGCTTCTGCATCCTGACTTTTAAAGTTTGAAAGAGCATCGGAATTAGTAGCATAATCTTTGGCTTTTCCATATTGAAGTTCTAAACAAGATTCAAAAAGTTCTTTAAATACTTCATTTTTTCTGTCGTGTGTCATAAATCTTTAAACAAAAAGTGGATATATCTTTATTGTAATTTACGAAATTTTAATTAAAATCTCTCCATTTTTTTGAAAGAGCAAAATTATTATGCCTTTTTATACTCTTTACTGAATCAATGATGTAATTCATTAACACTTCCATCAAACTAATAAGAGCCACTCTTTTAGGTTCACTTAATATAGAAGCACTAATAGACCTTAGAAATACATTATTTCTATAATCATAACCTATATTCTTTATATCATTCTTTCTTGAAAGAGCATAATCTTTGTATGTAGGTCTAATATCACCATCAGTAATATCTAAATACTTTTCCCAGAACTCGTTATTTGAAATTTCATCTTTCATAGAAATAGATTATTTTACTGATGTATATATCTTTTATTCCTCTTCATCCAAAGAATCTTTGATATTAATATCTGCTAAATTCTCAATACCATCCTTTTCATCTTCATTTGTTATTTCAATTTCAATAGGAGGAACATGAGATATGATATTTTTACAAATAAATTCATATAACTCAAAAGGTATTCTGGCTTCCTGTAATGCTTTTGGCTGACCATTTTCATCTATATTATCTTTACCTAACAATCCTTCCAATTCTTCTCTATAATTGGCAGAAATTTGATACAATATAGTACGCATAGCAGTTTGTTTTAGCATATCCTCAATGTCTTCAGGTAATATGCCATCTTCAATATTAATACTATTGAGTTTTTCATCATCAAGTTGCATCCATACACTTGATGGTACATTATTTAGTTCTTCAGTATTTTCCATATTTTTTCAATTAAGTTTGTAAAAATCGTATGTAATAAAATTCTGGTCTTGAACCCACTTTATCAATAGCATATTCTTGAGAGAGTGCTATGGATAAATCATCTGTTTTTTCAGAAATTTCCATCGTCATAGTATTATATACCATTACAATACCAGGAGTTGATTCTTCTACCACTTGCGAACTCGCTATTAAGCAGAGTGAATCTGTATCAAGGTATTCTGATAAAAGTTGATACTTGATTTGTTTATGATTCACTACTATATAGTCTTCTTTTATAGAATCTTTAATCTTATCAAATATAAATTGAGATAAGATTATGTGCTTTAATCCTATGTTATTAAGTTCTTTTAATGCTGAATCACAAGATGCTAATCTGTAAAGTATTGCATCACCATTTGTATCTTTTGATATGGTAAAATTACCAATATTTTGTTTAATTTGACCATACCCACTTGCAGTTATCCTACCCATTTCAGACATTAGAAAAAGAGACTCTTTGTCTAAATCTTCTGATATTTTTTCTTGTAGAAGTTTTATTCCATTTTGTAAAAGACTTTCTCTTCCGATATCTTTAACTTCATTTTGATTAAAAGTCAAAGTCTTTTCAATCTTTCTCGTTGTAGTTACAACATTATACAAATCTTCTTTTTTGAAGTTTATGGTATTCTTAAATTTATGCGCAATTATATTCTTTGTATAAATTCTTGCTGAAGTATTATTATCCAAAGAATAATGAGCAATATTTACAAAACTACTAGTTATTGGTCGTAATTTGTAAATTTGCCCATTCTTTTCAGAAAAGATTCTTTTTATTTTATGTGCAATTTGTTCAATCATTCTGATGCAAGGGGATCAAATGTATAATTTGCAAAATTTTCTGCCTTTGGTTTTTCTGACCAAAGATTAGCAGACCATCCAAGTTCATCTGACCAAGCATCATCATGAATACCCAATTCTACAAAACGATTATGTATATCGTTATCATAACGCTGTCTTACAAACCTTACAAGGCGTTGGATTTCTTGTCTTCTATAATTTTGAGTATTATCTCCACCTGCATTCATCCATTGAATATAACCAAGTTGAGCAATTCTCACAAATTTAGTCTTTAAAAATGTACGAATAATAATCTCATAGTCGTCACATACTCCAAGCATAGGACTATGCCCATTGATGTCTTTGTAAATATCGGCTCTCCAAGCCCTTATATGATTCGGAACACCTACAATGTGCCTAATTGTTCGAGGATTGATATTACAACTTATATGAGTGAGATATGACCTATCTTTATACCAATCAACTTTATATGAACCATAGCCCATTGCAAAACCTTCGCCATAGACTACGCATTTACCATCCTCTTCATAAATTTCAGTACAATCTGTATAATAAAATCCTGCATCTGGAAATTTCTTATACGCTTGACTTATCCAATCTAAAGCATTTTCAGTTAATTCATCATCGTGGTCAAGTTCAAGGACAATTTGTCCCTGACAAAGATTTGCAGCATAAAATTTAGTTTCTCCAACTCTACCGCTATTTCTTCTACCTCTGAATATTTTTATTCTATGGTCTTTACTTGCCATATCTTCAAGCATATTCCATGTTTCATTATTATCATCGGAATCATCATAAATTATCCATTCCCAATTATTAAATGTTCCATTTTTGAGAGAATTATAAGGACGTTGGAGTTTTTCTCCAGTTCTGTAAACAGGTGTAAATATGCTGATTAAAGGTACTGAATCCAAACGATTGACAGAAGCATTAATAAATACTTTATATGCAGACTCTCCAATTTCAACAGGATTTGCATCTTCACTAAAACTTATCCATCTTCTTCTATCTTCATAAGGCAAATTCATAAGACCTTGCCATAAAGAATCATCACCTATTGAAACTATGACTTGTGGTCTGATATCTGCAAATATCTCATAAAGATTGTCATCATTAGTAAATCTACGAATATCAAAATCAAGTGGTTCCCAAGCACCAATGTCTCGTGTTTTAATAGAAATAGTCTCTCCTTCTTTTTGAAAGAGAGCTAAAATCGGAAGACCTCTTTTAGTATCCATAAGTAATTGAAAAGTGTGTAAATGAATATTATAGATAAATATACAAAATTGTTTTCTAATTAAAAACTTTCTTCTGATTGAGGAACTCCCCATTCCCTTCTTGTACAACGATATTTGGCTATCGTTCTACCAAGTTTTAAGTCATAATATAATTTAAAACCTTCAATTAAATAAAATCCACTTAAAAATCTATCAACGCTAATAGTTAAATTTGTTATAGGGCTAAGAAAATTTTCTTCGTTATCCTTTATTTCCTTTTCACTCATAAAGTTTTTATTATCATTAAAATTATTTAAAACAGTTATCAAAATAGGAATTCTTTCCATTTTTATAACAGCAGGATTCCAAGACCATAAATCAATATCAAGATACATTTTCTCAAGTTCTTTATTATTAACATAGTTTTGATATTGAGCAAGAGCAAAATTTTGATGTACATTACCACTTGGTAGAGAATATTGAATGCCGTACCAATTATTACGCAAATGTTCCTTTTCTATAGTTTCATCTTTTAATCCACGTAATCTAATTTTAGTATCTTCTGTTCCAGGTGTAGCTAAAGGATTAAAAGTAATAAGATTTTCTTCACCGATAGTTTGTAATGTATGGTCATAAAAATACATCCTTTTACCATATCCTTGAGAATATGATATAGCTGAAGAATTATTAATAAGATTGTAGTCTATAATTCTGTTATTAGAATTAGATGTAGATTCAAAATTCGATAATATCAAAGGAGCAGGAGAATTTGGTTGTTCATCTACTGGCATTGCTGGATTGAAATCGTCAATAATATCTCTTTCAAATATAATTAAAGCCTCATCAAATTCTTTAGTTTGGTCTAGTTGTTTTTCTACTTCAATATAATTTACATTATAAAAAATATCAATAAATACTCTATAAAAAGTGTTTTCATTTTTCCAAGCATGATTTGCTATATGTAAAATAAAATCTTTATAAGATTTCCAATCACATATCCATGTCATTTCATCGTTAGTAACATCATCAATATTAGTAGCAAAACCCAATTCTAATTCAGTAGCAACTTTTTTAATAACATCTAATGATGTTCCCTTAAAAGCCTTGTTTTTTTCAATCCATATTTTTTTTATATTCAATATCCCACTTATTGTAAAAATTGTAAATGTACTTTCATCATTCAAGTTTTCAGTTTCTACACGAGTTATGAGATAATCATTTCTAATGGGTTTATATGTGTCATTATGACTTCTGATATAAACCGAAACAATATCCCCATCTTTAGGAATATTTTTTGATATGAAAGATTTTCTTGTTATAATAAGTTTAAGATGAATTATTGGTAAAAAATTAGTACAATCTATTTCTAAATTACCAATCTCTTCTTGTAGAAATCTCGTATTATTAATTAAAATATATGGAAATAATTTACCTAAAAACTTATCACTTTTATAGCCATCTGAATTTTTAAGATCAAGCATTTTTTGCTCTTGATCCATATCAATCAGTATTATAGTAGGATTTGATACTGTTCTAATTTTGGTTTTTTCAAAAGCCATATTATGAATTCAATTTGTTTTTCAATACTTGACTTATTAATTCTGCTTTACTAATCGGTTCAGTAGAACATTCAGAAGCATTTCTACCAACACCAGGAGCGAATCTTACTTTGTTATTGATAACTTCAACTTCACCTTGACCAAATTCGTTAAAATTAGGTGGTAAATTACTTGGAGATGGAGCAAGTGTATCTTTAGATAAATCTTTAAGGAAATTAAATTTATTAGAAAGTTTTTTAATATTAGAATCAGGTGTTGCAGCTTTATCTGGGTTAACATAACTATTCCTAACATCCGCATCTGAATCGTCACTTGTTGATTTAGGTGTAACTATAAGTGATGTAAAATTATTAGGGATAAATATAACATCATCTGTATCTAATGTAAATGGATTTGATATTGAATTACTTTTTAATAATTCAATAAAATCACCCATTTGACCTGTATCCAAAGACAATATGTCTGGTCTCATAATATGATTAAATTCTACAATATATTTTTCGCTAAAATTATAATTACCAATATAGTTCATAGATTGAGATGTCAAGTCAACAATTTTTTCTTGATTCTTTTCTATTTCTAACTTTTCCTGTAATATTTTAATATTTAAAGGCATTACTTTTATATTTTTGTTTTAATGGGCTGAAATAAACCTGTCTTAAAATCATTCTTACTTTTAACCAATTCAAATGGTTTACTTCCAGAAGAATCTACTGATGTTGATCCAAAAGCATTTAATGTGGTTAATTCCTTTTGTCTTAAACTCATACCTGAACTATATGTTGAACTTGATTTATTTACATCAACATCCGATTTTTCAGGATAGTAAATTCTACCACCACCCCCATTAAATAGAGATTGAATATCACTTGCATCTCTAGATCTTCCTGGCTCTAATGTACATGAAAATTTTAATTCCGTTGGAAAATCATCAACAGATAACTCATCGTTGAATTCATAGTCACATTGTGTACACCACAGATTTCCAATCATCATTATAGGTGCAAATGGATTACCAACTTGTAAATGCCATTCACCAGTTGGAGCACCCGTTAATTCCCCTACGGTTCCTTGTAAAACAGCTAATAAATTAGTCTTTAATTCTGCATTATTTTTTAACAAATATTGTGAGATATATTCAGCAGCAGCACTTACATTCTCACCCTTTAATAACTCTGAAGGATTTGTTGTTAAATCTTTTATTATCTTTCCTATGGTTCCACCAGCAAAATTTGCAGTTTTGGCTAATTCATTAACAGTATCTTTGTAATTTCCAGTACCAATATCATTTAATAACTTAAACATTGCTTCAGCCCTAACCAATGGGAAATTTCTCCTATCTATCAAAAACCTATTTTCTCCACCCCAAAATTGAGCATGATTATATGTTAAAGTTAACATATTCGAAAAAATATCAAGCATAGCTGCTTTCTGATTTACATGTTCAATCGTTTTAGAAGAGTATTCAAATGTAACTTTTAAACCTGGTGTATGACTAAATGTAAGACCTCTATCTCTAACTTTTGATCCTCTAATGACATTCACAGGTCCATATACTAAATCTTTAAGTGGACCATTTTTCCAAGGATCATATGCAGATGTCCATGTATTTAAAGTATCAGTTCTATCATTACCAGATAAAAGAGATAATAATTTCACACCAACGTTATTTTCTGTACTTTCAGTCGCACTCAATCCAAATAAATTTCCGATTTCTTTGACTGTGATATTATTAACCCCAGAGGTCTCTCCAATATTTTTAGTTTCTATTTTTACTGTACCTTTTGTCAAAGAATTAAGACTATTTGATGAATAATCTAAATAAGTTAAAGCCTGTGCTATAGGTCTTCTTAAAGATGGTTTCGCATCTTGTTTTTTTAAAGCTATTCTACATTCATCATAAACTGGAACCATAAATCTTCTTAAAGTAATCAATCTATTATTATTGAATGGATGATAGTGCTTAAGGTATAGAAAATCTGAATATCTATAAACTTTTTCATATTGTTCATATTTTTTACCATCTCCCTCATTAAAATAATAAACTAAAAAACTTGTACTAGGATTTTTATATGCTTCATTATCAGCTACACCTGTATAATTGCTTTCATCATTTGCTACACCTAAATTACCAAAATGATTAGGGTTTTCATTAGTCGCTTTAGATAAAGAATGAATACGAACAAGATGATAAGGATTAATTAAACTCGGTGTTCCTCTAAAATTGACATCAGTAGCACTGGAATTTGCTTGGGGATCATTAATATTAGTTCCAACTTCGGAAGGTTCTCTATATTCTGCTGGATAAATTCTTTCTAATTCTACTGGGTTTTCGGCTCCTCCACCTGGACCACTTTGTTGTCTTGCACGACTTGGATCATAACCCGAAGTAGAATTAGCACCCGCATTGTTATCATTATTTACTCTAACATCAGTCTTTTTTTGAAGATCTTTAATTAAACTATTTCCTCCCCCAGCTAAATTATCTTTGGGATTCCCACTATTTGTTAAGTAATTTTTACCAGCGTCCACTAAAGATGTATAAAAACTCATTTAATTAAACTTCATTTTAAATCATCAAGAGACCTACTACTAAATCTACTTGAATATTATTTTTTTTGAGAATTTCACTCACTGATTTTTTTATATCAGGAGTATATTTTGGAACGATATAAATTACATCTTTTTGATTTTCAAGAAGTTTTTCAAGTAATAAACGTTCAAGTTCTCGTGTTAAAATAAAATGTGCAACTTCTGACATTTCACCTTTAACATCATATCCTAAATTTGATGCAACAGTCATCACATCTAAATATTCAACATTTAAACCTCTAAACCTCTTCTTGATAACTTTTAGAGAACCCTCTTCAATAGTAACTACCATTCCAAGACTATCTTTTTTGTTTTCATACATTTTTTCCAACATTATCATTCCACCTCTTTGGATTCAGTATGAATTTTGATAAGTAGTTTCAAAATAGCAGCAACCGTAGTTGAATCTTCTATGCTATTTAATGAACTTAATGGAAGTATTATAACATCATTACTTGAAAGAACACTTGATGAATCTTTCATTGAATTTATGTCTAATCCCCAAACACATTCTGTTAATTCTAAAAGTGGATGAGATTTCCAAAAACCTAAATGAATAAAGTTTTCTTCTGAAACATCCCAATCTAATGAATTACAATAATTAACAGATTCTGTTAATTGATTAAGGGATTGAGTTGTATATTGTAGTATATTTTCACTTTCTTTTGAAAGAACTATAGCTTCAATTATTCCGTTCTTTGCCAAAAATGGTAAAATCTTTCCGTGATTTTCTTTTAATCTAATAGACTTTTTCCCATCTTCATTAAAGATTGTGAAATCTTCACATGAATAAAGAATCTTATCTTCTATTTTTTGCTCGGCATATTCTGATATTTTCATTCAATTATTCTGATTTTTCAAGTATTATCATGTCAGGTTCTTTATATATCGTTTTTTCTTCAAACTCATCATTTGTAAGACTTCTACCCTCATTTTTATAATAAAGGTTTAATTCATGTTGAATTGCTTTTTTAACATCTTCTATAGTTATATTATTCATAACATGTTCAACAACATAATCAATAGCATTCTCATATGAATCATCAATTATTTTGTAAAAATCTCTTTTTACTAAATCTATCGTCAAATTAATAGACATAGCAGTAGGGTTTTTCTTTCTTGAAGATAATAATTCTCTCAAAGGACTATTAGGTAAAGAACTTTGATATTTCTCTACTTGTTTTTGAGGTTGAATGTTCTTTGGTTTTTCTTCGACTTTATGAGTTTGTTGGGGAGTTTCAATAACTTCTTCAGACATTGATGAATAACTATCATAAATAAACATAGAATCTAATTCATCCAAAAGAATAGAAACACCATCATTCATAGTGATTTCTAATTCATCACCTCTCATTTGACATGATGCTATTGAAACTATTTTGCCAAAATTTTCTGCCGTAATATATTTATATGTTCTACCTATCAAATCAGCATTAGCTTTCTGTAAAATTTCATTTGATGACAATTTCTGCTGTGGAACAGACTTTTGTTGCTCTTTTCTTTTCTGCGCTTCTTTTTGCATTCTACGCTGTTCAATAATATGTCTATTTTCTTCCGTCAATAAATCAAAAGGTGGAATTGACTCTATTTTACCCATAGGTCTTCCATCTTGACCAATATTAACGGCTCTTTCCATACCTTGTGATTCGTAGTTGCTTCCACCTGAAACTGGAACCATACTAACATTAATATCAGGCATTCCGCCAGTTGTGTTGCTTGATGCAGTAAAACTCATATGTTTACCTTTAAATTAAAATATTATGAAATAATTCTATCGCCATATTGCTTCTTATATTTCTCTTTCCAATCATCAGAATAGCCGTATTCTTGATAATTTTTATAATGAAGGACAAAGCGTTCTAATGTCTTTAGAAAATGATCTCTGATATTTTCTCCATGTATCTTGTCAATTATATCAGTTTCAATTTTGAAAGTATGTTCAGTACCAGCCACACGCCATACTAAACATTCAATTCCAGCATCAATATTATAGGAGTATTCTATATCAATGGGATACCAACCATCAGGTTGTAATCCACGCATAACTCCGTGAGAATGCGGATTGACTTGATTTAAGTCGTAAAATGTTATAATTTTAGACATATTTTTCCGATAAATGTAAAACTACATACTTTATATATCTATTTCTAAATTTTGTTGTAAATTTAGTTATATTTATTATTTTTGTACATTCGATTCATTTTAAGTATAAAATATGTTTAAGCCAAGTATTTATCAAGAAGCCATATTTAATCACATCAAAAATTCTACTGAGCATGCAGTTATAGAGGCAGTAGCTGGGTCAGGGAAAACTACCACTTTAGTAGAATCCCTGAAAATATGTGGTACAAGTGATGTTATTTTTGTTGCTTTTAACAAACATATAGCCGATGAATTAGTACCTAAAGTTCCCAAAGGTGTAAAAGTAACTACAATGCACTCTTTTGGCTTTTCTCAAATAAAAAGAGCATATCCAAAAGCAGTATTGAATAATGATAAGGCTCGAAAAATTATCATTGAAAACATATCCAATCTTAATATGGAGAATGTTAATGATAAATTTGAGTATATGAATAATTTGGTTTCTATTATTGATTTACTTCGTCTTAATCTATGTTCGGATAATGAAAGTGCTAAAAACATCATACTAAAACATTCTTTAGAATATAGAGAATCTATTTTAGAAGATGCCTTCAAAATCATTAAATTAATGAATCAAAGTAGAGATATTATCGATTTTGTTGATATGATTTATATTCCTGCTATTGAAGATATAAGAATTAATGAATATAGTTTGGTATTGGTAGATGAATGTCAAGATTTATCAAAATGTCAAATAAAATTACTTTCAAAGATGGTTAATTCTAATGGTAGAATTTTAGCCGTTGGTGATAGGCATCAAGCAATTTATGGTTTTGGTGGGGCTGATACTGAATCCTTTGATACTTTGTGTAATATGGATAATACAGTTTTATTACCTTTGAGTATTAGTTATAGATGTAGTAAAAAAGTAGTTGAAAGAGCACAGATGATAGTCCCTACTATTCAATACGCTGAAAATGCAATTATTGGTAATGTTAATATGAATGGTTCTTTGAAATCAGTTAATTACGGAGATTTCATTCTATGTAGAACAAATGCACCTTTGATTTCTTTGGCATTAAAAATGATTTCGGAAGGTAAAAAAGCAACAGTAAAGGGACTCGACATTGGTAAAAAACTATTAAATAATCTAAAATCAACCAAGACTAATAAAGTAGAAGATGCCATTGATGTGTTATGGGAAAGATACTTTATAGCAAAAGATGAATTAGATAATTCTGAATTTAATATGAAATCCAAATTGGTGCTTCTTAATATGGAAGATATGATTCAAGCAACTATAGCTATATCAAATGGTTGCAGAACTTTTGATGAGGTTAGTGATAAAATAAATAAGGTATTTAGTGATACTAAAAATAGCGGAATTACACTTTCTACTGTTCATAAAGCAAAAGGATTAGAAGCCGATAATGTTCATATTATAAAACCTCAACTTTTACCTTTAAAGAATCTAACTTTAAGTTGGGAAATAGAACAGGAGGATAATTTGCATTATGTAGCTATAACAAGAGCCAAAGAAAATCTTTACTATATTCCTGATGAAAAAGAATAAAGCCAGTATAAACTGGCTTTTTTATTATTCTTCTGTTTCGTCTGTAATAACAAATGCTTTATTTGCATTTACAACCAAACCTAATCTTCGCATCAATGCTCTATTTATAAGAATAGGTGTGCTTTTGCTTGCTCTATCTGTGGGAGAGAATCTAACATTTTTTACAAGTACATCATTGAAAACTACATCCATTTTAATAACTGGTCTTTCATGTATTTCAGTTCCAACAGCAGTTTTTGAATATCCTACAATATCGTGTACAAATTTCTTATCTCCTATTGACCACTTTAGTTTTCCATCTTTTTCTTCAACCGAATCGGCATGAATACTACATGATTTGGAACTATTACCAGTATCAAATTTAGCAACCATTATTCCAACATTTGGTATTTCCATATTTTCAAGATAACCTACTTCTAAATTATAATATGACCAATTTGATTTATCGGTCACATAATCTATTATTTTAGATACAATAGGTGAACCTAAAACTTTTGAAATACCTTCAGTCCCAGGTGAAGAGTTCACTTCTAAAATATATGGTTTTTTTGTATTTTTATCAATCATTATATCAACACCTGACCAATGACAACCAACTGCTGTCGCCGCTTCAAATGCCAACTCTTCTAGTTCTGGTGTCAATTCATAAGTATCTACGGTTCCACCCAAAGAATAATTCGTTCTAAAATCATTTTCAACTGATGTTCTTTTCATAGAACCTAAGATAATTTTATTATCTGCTTTTTCAGTTAATGGATTGAATTTTTTAACCAATGTCTGAATTCTAATGTCAAAATCAGCTTCAATTTTTTCTTGAATTAAAATTTCGCTCTCTGGGTTTAGTTTCTTAATTGTTTGATATACCGATTTCAAAGATTGATATGAATCTACAACTGATACTCCAATACCTTGAGTCCCTGAAATAAGTTTTACAATTACTGGGAATTTATTTCCAATAATTTCTAATGCTTTATCTATAAATTTTTCATCAGGAACTAAAGAATACTTTGGAACAGGGAGTCCATATTCTTCAAGAATTTGTGAAGTAATATATTTGTTTTCACAAGTTTTGATTGAATCTAATGAATTTACAATAAAATATCTTGCCTTTTCAAGTTGATAAAATAAACGGCGAGTGTGAGAGTTTTCTATAACCCCCCTTCTAGGAATGATTGCAGTTGTATCGGGATCAATAAGAATTCTCTGTTCTTTATAGTGTATCAGATGTCCATTGTATACTTTTTCAAGCAAAGCGTTATTTATATTAATAACATAACATTCAATACCTCTTTCTTTACATACCTCTTCAAAGGATTTAGTAGTTGAACTACCATTGGCTTTTCCAGTAAAGATAATTATTTTCATGTCCTTTTGTTTTGATTCATTTAAGAATGAAGTGTAGTCGAGAATATTCTTATTAAACATAATATTGGTCAAGTTTAAAACTTACAACATCATATATATCAAAAAATATCAAAGAAAAAGCCCATATTTCTATGGGCTTCAAATTATTTTATCTTAACTTCTATAAGTTTATGTTTCTCCTTTTTCTTTGGAATTCTAAGTTCAAGGACACCATTTTCATAAGAAGCATCGATATTCGTTGAATCTACATCTCGATTAAGTTTGAACTTTCGCTCATATTTATCTTGATGATCTTCGCTAGAGTATTTTTTAGATTTATATCTCAATTCCTTTTTTGCTTCAATTTTAAGATATGAATCCTCAAAAGTGATTGAAATATCTTCCTTTTTAACTCCAGGTATTTCGGAAAGAATTACCCATTCATTTTCCTTCTCAATTATATCTGTTGAAGGAAGGTAAGTATGAGACTCAAGATTTTGGTTGAGATACATACGTTCTGCCAAATCCATTTGGCGCAGTAGTGATGTGAATGTGTCTAACATAATATTAAATGGTTATTTTTAGGGTTCAAAAATTTGAACTTACAAATATGATAATCAAAACCATGCCAAACGATTTATTTTATTATTTTTTGCCATTTTTTCATATTTTTGTAAAATATTGACATATCATTATGACAACTTTTCTTAATAAAATTCTAAATTGTCAGAGGACAATATGAAAAATACTTATAGTGTAGGTCTTATAACCTATAATTATCTTGATAGATTTAGAGAATGTATATCTCATATACCAAATATGAAGGGTAAGCCTTTTGTTGTTGTAAATGATGGAATCCCCTATGAATCAAAGGAATATAGGGATGATATGATTGTCTTACAACACGCCACAAATAAAAAAATAGCTATAAGTAAAAATGATGCTTTGCGTTATCTTTTAACATATGACACAGAATGGATTTTCATTATGGAAAATGATATGAAGATTTTAGATTCTGCTGTTTTTGATTATTATATTGAAGTTGCAAATAAAAGTGGATTACGACACTTAAATTTTGCTTTACATGGAAAAGATAATTGGAATGAAGAAAGAACAGATGTTGCTCCTAGATTAATCTATGATAATGGCATATCGCTTTACAATTATGCTGGAGGATGTTTTCAACTTTATCATCGTTCAATATTTGATAAAGTTGGACTTTACGATGAGTTCTATAAGAATTGTTGGGAACATTTAGATATGACTTATCGTACTACTCTTGCAGGATTCCATACGCCGTTTTGGCTCTCTGCTGATGTCAATAATTCGCACCATTATTTAGAACAAATTGACTATAAAGAACAATCTGATGTAAGTTCAAAAGATATAAACCCAAATTATTATGAAGGTCTATTTTATTGGAAATTCAAATTCGGTTCTTGGGTTGCAAATATACCTGAATGGATTAATGAAACTTATCATACAAATATTGTAATGGAAATGTTTCAAGAAAGACGATATGAAGAACTCTCAAAACTCTTTATGAATTATTATAGAAATGAACAAAGCCCATTCTTTAACACAGAATACAAATACGGAAATGTCTATGATAATGTATGGGGAAAGGTTGATGATAGCGGTAACCTTATGATTTTCCATAATTAGATTCAGCGCACTTTGCTATCCAAAATGAATCGGCTATATCATCAATCGGCTTAATCCAATTTTTAGTTTTTTTGAAAAAAGTTATTTCGTTTGTAAGTTTATCTTGAATCTTTAAATTTACTCCAGTTAGTTCTTTATCTAAAAATGTTTCGATCATCTTATTCTTATCAAACTTACCACTTCCTGCTCTCGCTTTTACACTCATAGCAGCATAGAAATAAATATTAGTTGAACCATATCTATTTACCAATCGTTCTCTGAGAATATATTGATAACCAGCAATTTCTGCCAATCTATTTGAACTCGCTGAAAATGCAAGATTTTCTAATGCAATTATATCTAAACCCTCTGGAAGATTTTGCATAATACATTCTGAAAGAATTATAGCATTAGTTGTTGATAAACGCTCTCTATCTGTGGTAGTCATCCCATTTTGAACATCAAATCTTTGGATGTCAATAGTTGTAACTTCGGTATCTTGTAAATTATTATGTCCTTTAGATTTTTCTTTGGGAAAAATTAAAAATGAACATTCTTTTGATTCTGTATCATAAATACATATCGATGGGTGGTTGATTGAAAAATCAATTCCTGCAATTTTCATGGTTTTACTTTGATGATTCTAAAATATAAACAAATTCACTAAAAGAAGATACTGAGGATTCTGCAAGTTTAACAATGCTACCTGCATCAATTCTAACTCTCTTTCCATTATGAATAATATAAATCTTATCTAATTGTCCTTCATTATATGTTATACTCACAATTCTACCTCTTATTGAAGTTTCATCATCAAGTCTTTTTGCTGATACATAATCTCCAATTTGAAAGCGAGTTACAATTCTATCCTGATCTTTATCTTTTTGAAATTCTAAATAACCTCTGTTATTAATTCTACCTAAATCAAATGCTGGGTTTTCTGCACTCAATCGAGAATAATTTGAACCCCAACGATTCAAAATATCCGATGGTGTCCATGTAGCACCTGAAGTTTTTAGTGATGATTGTATTTGTGGCATAGTTTTATATTAATGTTATCCTTTCACTTGAACGATTTCAGCACTTACAACCCAATATATTGTCTTTCCATTTTGTCCTGTTACTGTAAAAACTGGTCCACCATTTGAAGTATTAGCAGTCACATTAATATCCCAGTTAGAATCATCTTCGGCTATAACTGTCTTTGAAACTGTCCCAACTAAAGCAACACTACCTGCTAATGAAATTCTATCCATAACGAAACTTAAAATATATCCAGCAGATTCTCCATCAGCATCAGTTCTTCTTGCACTACAAACAGCGTGAACAGTCCAAGTAGTATCACCTGGTAAAGAAAGGTATTGTGAACTACCATCCATAAAAAGATCTGTTGGTGTATTATCGGTAGTCGTATTCCTTAAAATAACCTTCATAGATTGAGCATCACCAGTTTCTGCAAAATATCCAGAAGAATGATTTATACTACCATATTCTGTTCCTTTTGCTCCATAACCTAATGCTACAGAATATTGTCCTGTTGCTGTGTTTTCTCTACCTCCAACAATAGTAGTATTGTTTCCACTTGCTACTTGAGTTGAAAGTGCTCTTTGTCTTTGTAAATCTACAGCATATGAACCTCTTTTATTTCCACCTGTTGATGTGCCATCGGGAAGTGCAGCTAATATGGCACCTATTGTTTTAGGTTGTATTACAATATCTCCTGCTGGAGAAACAACATCAACAAGAAGTTGAGAAGCATGCACTGTATTATTTGGTGAACTTGTATTTTCAGTTGTTGTAAAACCATTCAAATCACCTTGATTACCCTGATTTCCTTGATTTCCTTGATTACCCTGATTTCCTTGACGACCTTGATTACCCTGATTACCATTAGTACCACTATCGCCTTGATTACCTTGGAAACCATCAATACTTTGAGGTCCTTGTGTACCTACAGTTCCTTGTCTTCCTTGAAATCCTTGACGACCTTGATTACCTTGATCACCTACATTACCTTGATTACCCTGACGACCTTGATTACCTTGCTGTCCTTGATTTCCTTGATTTCCATCAATACTTTGCGGACCCTGTCTACCTTGATTACCCTGCTGTCCTTGATTTCCTTGTCCACCCTGTTGTCCTTGATTTCCTTGTCGCCCTTGATTTCCTTGGTTGCCTTGATTGCCTTGATTTCCTTGAGGTCCTTGTCTTCCTAATAAACCTTGAGCACCAGAATCACCTTTTAGTCCTTGAAATCCTCTTAAACCTTGAACGCCTTGAAGACCTCGAACCCCTTGATCTCCATCTTGACCTTGAATACCTTGAAATCCTTGAGTTCCACGAACACCTTGAGAACCTTGAGTTCCAAGAGAACCTTGTCTTCCTTGCATACCTTGAATACCACGAATTCCCTGTGAACCTTGAATACCTTGAATTCCTTGTAAACCACGAACACCTTGATTACCTTGAGAACCTTGAATACCTAATAATCCTTGAATCCCCTGTGTTCCTTGAGTTCCTAGAATACCTTGAGAACCCTGTGTTCCAGTTGTTCCTTGTATACCTCGGATACCTTGCGTTCCTTGTACACCTTGAGAACCTTGTGTTCCTAGATTACCTTGCAAACCTATCCCAGTGGGTCCTTGTACACCTTGTGTTCCTTGTACGCCTTGCGTTCCTTGTGCTCCGTCCATTGATATGGTTTTTTGTTATTATTAAGTCTATATATCAAAAAATATTTCAGCAAATTTTATAGTTTTGAAATTATAGGATATATAGTATTGAAATAATAATTATTTACTTTAAGGTTCAATAATATGAATGAAGAACAAGCAAAAAATCTCTTAGCACAAAGAGATAGCCAATTCAACTCAGTAAGAGAGGTAGGAGAAGATGTTAAATTAAGTTCCCCTACAATTCCTCCACCAAAACCAAAAGAAAAAAAGGTAGAAGATTTGCCAAGAGAAGAATATCGTGCTCCTATTGTTGAGAGCGATACACAACCTGCCATCAAATCATTACATAGTAATTTTGATATCGGTTGGTATGAAGTTCCTCTTGAATCTCTTCCGACACAGGGTCTATTTTATCCCGATGGTTCAAGACTTTTAATTAAACCAGCAAATGTTTCAATTATCAGACATTTTTCAACTGTAGATGATACAAATCCTCTTGAATTAAATGATGCTTTTGATTACATTTTAGAAAATCTCGTAAGATTCAATGTTCCTGGTATGCCTGCATCCTATAAGAATTTGAAAGATATTGATAAATTATCAGTTATCCTTCATGTTCGTGATGCAACATTTAAAAATGGAGAATCAAGAATTGTAAGTGATATTGCTTGCTCATGTGGTCATGTTGATGAAAAGGTACTAAAATGGAATGATTTTGAGTTCTTTCATTTTTCTTCTGAACTGATGAAATACTATAATCCTGAAGCAAAAATATTTCAAGTAAAATTCAACGATCCTATGGAATCCGATATTGGTTTAACATTACCTTCAATCGGAATTAGAAATTTTATTCAAAAATATGTAACTGCTAAAATCAGACAGAAGAAATCTTATGATAGAGCATTTGCAAATGTTGCTCCATTTATTATGGATGATTGGTCAAATATCAATGATACGATGTATGAACAAGAATTGGAAAATTCTGGAACATGGAGTACGAATCAATTTGCGGCATTTATCAGAATAGTTGATTTAGTTAAAAAATCTACAATATCAAGAATCAAGCACAAGTGTACAAGTTGCGGTGCAGAGGTCACCGCCCCAAGTTCCTTTCGAGGAGGAATTAAGTCTCTCTTTATTCCAGACTTACAAAGTATCACTAGATAGATTAGAGGATAATATATTCACTTTATCTATACAGGGATTCGGTATAAATGAATTTGAAGATATGCCTTATTGGAGATATGAGACAATCGTTGAAAAATCAATTCAATGGATTGAAACTCTGAAAAAGCGTAAGCAAAGTAAAGAAAATGCAAATGAATCAAATACTCAATTTGAATTAGATATAAATAAAAATCCTGATACATGGAAGATCAGTTAATGGAACAAATTATCAGTTCCGATGAATTGATAAATAAAAATATAGAAGAAAGTAATAGAAGAATGTCTGAATCTTTTCAGGATCAGTTTTCTTCTATTATGTCTATGACTTCAATTAACAGTCAAAAATTAGAGAACCAACTTCAAATACAGGGTGAGAGAGAAGCCGAAGGTATAAAAGGTAATCTTACTCAGAATCTATCACAAGTCGGTAATTTAAGTATTGAAGAAATTGCAGAAAGCACAATTCCAACAGAATCAGGGACACTTTCAAATGATACCATAAATAATCTTGTACAAGTTATAAGTGATTTACAAGGAGTGATTAACAATCTTAATCTAACTCCATCACCGACTGAAACTCCTACAGCTACTCAAACGGCTTCAATAGAGGGTGTGAACATTGAAAACATATCAGGTTTAATTGATGATTTCAAAACTCTTTCAAGTTTAACTTGGTGTGCAGATTGGTTGCAATGTTTAGAAAAAATTGTTGAACAAGCAGATACAGTAAATAAAGCATTATCTTCTATACCTGAGGATAAGAAAATTAATTTTGGTGTAAATAATGAATCTCTTGAAAATGTTGATAAATCTATTCAAAAGGTAAAAGAAAATATAAATGCCGAAATTAATCTATCCACTAAAAGAGAGGAAATAGCCGAACAGCAAGTTGCACCTGAAACTCAACTTTCCCCTGCTTTTCTAAATAGCTTCTCTGATTTTAATGATAAACTATCTTCTGTTGTAGATAAAATTGATAAGAATACTATTTCTTCTGAATCTTTTGTAAGTAAAATATCAGAATTTTCTGAAAATACTATAAAAACCATAGATACTAGTTTTACTGAAATAAGTAACACTACAAAAGAAATAATTGAAAGACCTGTTGGTGCTGAAAATACATTATTATCTTTACAATCAAGTATTAAAGAAATAGAAACTGGTGTTAAGGAAGAAAAACCCGAACCCTTATCATTGAAGATGGTTGAAAATGTGATAAAAGTTCCACCCCCTGAACTATCATTTGAAGCATTTGGCGGAATAATGCCTCCTATTGCTCAACAAATGCCCGTAGTTCAGCAAATACCTCCTATTTCTCAACAAATGTCTATGGTTCAACCAAATGTTCAAAATATAAATACTCCTTTGACTTTAGGTGAAACTCGTACTATACCTCCTATTGCTCAACAAATGCCCACAGTTCAATCAAATGTTCAAAGTGCAGTTACTTTACCTATTCCACCTCCTTTGACCTTTAGTGAGGTTGGAGGAGTTATGCCACCTTTATTTGAATCTCAAACGAGAACACTCACAGGAATAGAAGGTGAAACTCCAATAAATGCATCAGAAACTCGTGAAAGAGTAACACCTCCACCTGCACCTATGCCGATGATGTCTGAAACTCTTATGGGTATTCAAATGCCTATGGGTATAACTCCTCTTCCATTTGGAATGGAGACTTTCGGATTTCCCTTACCTCCAAGAGAAAGAAGAATGGGTGAAAATACAGGAAATATGAATACAACGACAAATATCGGTGGACAACTTGAAAAGCCCATTGCCCCTCCTACCGCACTTTTTGAATCCATTCCTTTTTTGGAAGATATTACCAAAAATAGTATTTTAGAAAATGTAGGAGAAGCAACTCAAATTGTAACAGAAAGTGAAGTTGGCTTTAATCCTTTAAATTTTGAGAATTTGCTTCCAAGTTTCAATGAATCAAAGAACATAGGAACTCAAATTCAATCAGCAACAATTCCAAATAATCAAATATCTAATATTGGTTCATTACAAAACTTAATAAGTTCTACAATCGAAACCGAAGGAGTAATGCCAATACAAGTCGGAGCAAAAGAAACAAATCCGATAGTTCCTAATATAGAAGATATATTTATTAGAAGTCAAGAAACTACTGCACCAAGTTTGGCAACAGCAGTAACTAAATTAGAAACATCAACTCCCGAAGCTACATCAGAAATGTTAGCAAATTCACAGGTAGAAATGAATCAAGTAAATTTTGAACCATTGAACAAAACATTAACTTCTTCTATATCTACTTTAGGAGATACTTTAAAAAGTCAAAGGGAAATGGTATCAACTCCAACACCAACTGAAACTATATCAAGCGGTCAAAATGAAACTATGACACAAATTCTCGCAATGCTTACAAAATTAGATGAAACTTTAACTAATTTTGGTCAAACTCAAAAGCAACCTATAGGAACTATTCCTTCACTTGGTTCATCTATGAGTGATAGTCAAGCAAGAATGATTGGAAGACAAATTGCATCGGAACTAAAAGATAATTTTGCAAAACTTTATATTTAATTTTTAAACATTTAGGAATAATTCGTGAAAGAACAGTATTCTCTTCAGAATAAAAACAAAAAGGAAAACATTAGAATGAATTCTGATATTTCCGCAAAAACTGTAAGAGTTGTTGATGAAGAAGGTAATCAATTAGGAATAATGTCTATTGAAGATGCCTTATTGCAAGCTGAATCTTCTGATAAAGATTTGATTGAAATATCGCCAGAAGCTAATCCCCCCGTAGTTAAAATTATTGATTATGGTAAATGGAGATATAATAAAATAAAATCTGAACAAAAAAATACAAAAGAAAGAAAAACCACTAAAGAAGTTCGCTTTTCTATAAGTATTAGTGAAAACGATTTAAATACAAAATTAAAGATGGTTGAAAAATTCTTAAAGCAAGGCGATAATGTTTTGGTAAAAGTTATATTAAAAGGTAGAGAAAGGATAAGAGAACAATTAGGAAAAGAAAAGATAGAGAAAATTGTTACTATAGTTAAACCAATTGCTAAAAGCGTTGGGGAAATAAAAATAGAGAAGAATGTCATTCAATGCCTGTTCTTCTCCTAAACAAAAGCCGAGTTAAACTCGGCTTTTTTATATTATAAAATTTTATTTATGTATATTTTATGCATATGATATAAGATTAAGCCATACTTCTTTATTTTTTTCAAAGTTTTTCCAAGTTAAATCTTCAGAATCAAGGACAAATGGAGTTTGTTCACCCATTTGTATTATACCTATACCATAGTCTATATCAAAAACAAACATTCTTAAATCTTTTCTTTTTCTAAATTCCATCCACGCTTTCCATACATCTCCAGTCCAAACTTTAGTTTGTCTGGGTACAATTTGCTCTAATTCAGTTTTTGGAAGACAATCATGGACTATAATCATACCACCTTTATTAAGAACCTTTAATGAATTTTGTATATCCTTAACAACTTGGTCAGAATGATGTAAGCCATCTATAAAAATAATATCAAATGTTTTGTTATTATGTAAGAAGAACTCGTCTGATGTCATCTTATGAGTTACATAGTTTGATATGGAATACGGATCAACTCCAACTTTATATTCAGACTGTATTTGTCTAAAACAAACCCCTTCATCTATTCCTATTTCTAAATAACTCTTATAATTATATCTTTTAATATAATTATTTATCATCTTTATGTGATAATTTATGAAATCCTTCATATGGTCTTTGGTAAAGTATATTTAAATTATGTTTTGATTGAACATAATTAAAAAAAAGTTGGTCTCTTAATGAATTATTTTTTACTTCATCCCACCACTCATAGCAAAAGTTTCTAACTTTTTCTGTATTCTTACGAATTAAATAACCAGATGCTAATAAACCATTATGTTCTGGATAATTTTCTAATCTATAACGATGCAAAACATCAAAAACTATTTCTGGTTCTTCTTTTTTTAATCTAATACAAGCCATCCCTTCATCATATATACAATCTCTTTCAGGATGTTTCCATGTTACAATGTCATAGTTAAAATCAAATTTAGGAGAAACTATCTCTATATTTGAATCTATCCATATAGAGTAATCGTGATCAGGCAAAAACTCAAATGGTTTTAATTTTATTTCTCTCGCTAGTAATCTTGGATTTTTTTCATTATTTACAGATATACGATAAAAAGGATATTCAAGATTATTCATTTGAATATCATCATCATAATTACCAATATTTGCTGTATAAATAATTACTTTCATTTTAGTAAATGCTTTTTGCTTTCTAAACTTCTTGACATGTCTCCTCCTCTATACCAATGGTATAAATAAACACCATTCATTCTATAAATTATCTTGTTTTGAGAAAGAGCTTTGAAATATAACTCATTATCTACCCCAAGCATACCTGATTCTTTAAAACCGCCTATATCTGTCCATACTTTTTTAGATATTAATATAAGAACTCCACTTAAAGCATTCACAGGATCTTGAATTTGTGTTACTGAATCATAAAATTCTTCATATAACTTTTTACCCCAATCTCTATGCTCTTGTAAATTATCCGATTGTATATTTCCTGATAATTGCCAAGAACAACCAACTCTGTTTGTTACACAAGTAAAAAAACCACATTCTTTATATTGATTAGCAATATCTTCCAATTGTTTCCCAAAGAATGTGGTCGTAAATATTGCATCAGCATCTATAAAACAAACATAATCATCATCGCTGATTAAATTCATCATTTGATTGTAATAAATACCTATATTTTTATCAGTATTCCAAGGTATAGAATAATAAATCATTTTATAACTTTATAGGAGAAAAGATTGATTACATCGAATAGAATTTATTCAAAATTTGTTCTTCAATCATTTCCCAATTTTTCTCATAAAATTCTTCACTTTCTTCATCCATAAACCAACTTGGTTCAAAACTATATTCTACATTTCTACCAGTATGAAATGGAAGCAAGTAACCTGAAAACTGATAAAAATTTTCATCATCTTGATATACATAAGAAATTTCATATTGATCTTTATAATTCTTTGAAATTTCTATTTCAAGACCTTCGATATGAGAACTTTCGTTCATAGACTTGTCTTTTTTAGAATATGTCTTTTTATATCTATCCATGAATTTCTTAAAGGAAGTTGTAATCAAAGGAGATTCCGACTTTGTAGCAATTTCCTTTGCTTTCTTATATTGTTCTTCAGCATAAGGATAAAGAGTTTCACCTTCGTGAGGTTTTATAAGATATTTTGGAGGTGGATAATTTTCAGTTTCTCCTGATTTGACTTCTCCAAGTTTTTTCATATCGCCAACATTTTTGATGTCCATAGTTTTTTATTTATTTTTTTATACGTAATGCTTGCTCTATTTTTACCACATTTTCGGTAATCTCTTCTATTTGTTCTTTTATAATTACAATAGCGGTGTGCATATTCTAAGTATAATAGCCATTTACATCATCTAAAAGTTGATTACGAATAGGTTCAATAATAGTATTTATTCTGTGAATTGTTTCATCAATAATTTCGAGGTCTTTTTTGCCTTCTTCTCTTAGGTCAAAAGAATTTTCTTTAGTTGATTTACCATATTCCTCAAAGAGTAAAATTGATTTTTTGTTTTCCATAATAGTTAAGTTTATTTGTAAATCTATATATCAAAAAATGTAGAGGTTTAAATAGGATCTCTTAAAAAACCTCCGCCATTTTTTCCAGCAGCACACCATTTCCATAAAAATAAGAGTAATGGAATATTTAACAGACTCAATCTCTCCCATGTTGGTAAATCATCAATATACAAAGGCATGAGTTTTGTTATTTCAGGATCTAACTCATTTTTTGCTGGTGTCGTTGGAGAAGGTGGAGGTAAAGATGCACATAAAGTAAATCCTAATGGCAAACTAAAAACATTTATTTTATTCAAAAGACCTGTATTCTGCTGTTGTAATATTATATTTTGCTTTTGTTTTTCTGCCAAATCTCTCGCTTCTTGCTCTATATCAGCTTGTCTTTTTTTGATAGATGCTTCTAAATCCTGCTGATTAAATGATTGCTTCTTTAACTCATCTTCTTTGTCTTTAATATCTTTCTCATAACTTGAAATAGAATTTTTTAAGTTAGCATTTTCATTAAGTTTAGATGTCACTTCACTCTGTTTCTGTGTTATATTATTTTGAGCTTGTTGTATTTTTTCATTTACATTTGGGTCAGGAGGTTGTTGATTTTTTAGTGATTCTATTTCTTGCTTTTTTGCTTCTATTTCAGATTTAGCAGCATTTATTTTACTTAAATTGTCTGCTATTTTATTAACAAATTCTGAAACTTTTTGCACAGCGTTAGAAATAGATTGAGTTAATGAAGCAATTTTATTCTGTATATCATTTACTTTTTTACCTTTTTCTAACACTTCATTTTTTTTAGATTCTATATTTTGTTTTTTTCTTTCTATTTCATCAATATTGTTTTTCATTCGTTGTATATTGTCACTAACTATTTTTTGAATATCTTTTATATGTTTTTCCAAATCTGATGGATTTAACATAGGAATATTTATTTCAGGGGAAGCATCTAATCGTTTACTTGTTGGATCATCTTTTATTTTACACATTGGACGAATAGCAACTGGAAACCATGCACTTTTAGGTCCAATAGGTCCAAGTGGACAATCAGATGTATTTAATATAAAAACAAAGGGAGATGGCAATACACCACATTGTCCTATTAATACGACTATTAGGGCAACAGGAGTATTTATAACTACAAGTGGTATCCATATTATTGGACATGGTATAAATAAAGGTTTTGGAATTATTGGAAGAATTAAACCAACTGGCCAATGAATTGGCACTAAATTCATAATCGTAGCAAGTGAACAAAATTTCCTCCACCATCTCAAATCAAATATATTTGGACTTTGAGATGCGTCCATAGGAATTCCTTTATAATTAACATCATTTCCAGCAGCAGTTTCTGGATCTTTTAATTCAGGTAATTCACATCCTTGTTCGGCTAATTTATCTTTAATAGATGTATTTAATTCATCAAAATACTTTTGTATTTCTATTTCTTCTTTTTGAATATCTTCTAACTCTTTTGATAGAGGTTCATAAGTATCTTTAAGTTTCATTCCAACTTTATTATAATAAGATTTTACAAAACTTAATCTATCTCCGCCTTGAGTAATAGCTTCAATTCCCCATGCAGAACCATATTTTTGAACCACTTCAATAGAAGTATTTATTTCTTTTTCAAATTCTTCGTCAGTTTTTTTTGCTTTTTCTATAACTTTTTGAACACCTCCATCCCCACCTATATCAATCAAACCTATATCTAATACTAAATCATTTTGTAATTTTTGTATCCTTTTATCTGAATTAGTTGAAGATTTTGTTTTATCATAAATGAAATCAGGTGTATTATACTTATCATATTTTATGTCAATTTCAGATGTAAGCTCTTTAACATTTTTATTCAGAATATCCTTTAAAGACATCAATTCAACAAATACTTTAGGATTAAATGATGCTTTAATTATTTCAGTTTGCTTTTTGTTAATCTGGTCTATTTCTGCTGATAAACGATTTCTTTTAATTATGTTTAATACAAATGTATTATCCTTTTCTTTTTGCTTCTCGTTCTTTTGTTTGGCAAGATCATTTAACAATTTGAATTTAGGATTATTTAGAGTATCATTTACACTCTCCCAAAATGCCAAAAAAATACTTCCGATTTTTGCTTCTTGTTTAATTTGGGATATTCTCGTCTTTACTTCATTTAGTCTTGCACCTTTCTTTTGAGATTCTTCAATAATTGGTTGTAGTATTTTAACACAATCGATAGCTAAAGTATCAGTAGGTCTTGGTGGAGCATCATTTAAGGAATTTATATCAGAATTATTAATATCAGAACGAAGATTACTTGGAATATCTCCAGAACTCTTCAAATTTTCACTTGCAACTAATAATATATTACCAATATCAGTTTTACTCAATTCTTCTAATAAAACATCTTCAGGATTTCCAAATGTATTTAATTTAGATAAAGCATCTATTACTTGTCCCATTTGAGAAGTTCTGTCTTCTAATGATAATGGGTTATCTTCAGGTAATTCTGTATTTATATCCTTAAAAGCATCATCAAGATTAGGTAAAGGAGTTTCTTCTAATTCTTTTGATGGTTTTAATGGTGGAGTAACTGCTTCACATAATTTCAAAAAATCTTCAAAAGAGACTTGTGGTGCTGGTGGTTCTTCTGGCTTACAAAATTCCACTAATTGTATATCTTCAGGACTTATTGATATAGGAGGTTGAATAGAATTTTCATCTTTTACTAAACAGAAAGCGTCAATCATATCTTGAGGTGTTATAACATCCAAATCATTTGGAAGTTCTGGTACTTTAGCACCTTCTAATAATGATGTGAAATTACCAAAACCTAAATCACTTATAGTTGTATCAAGTTTTATGAGGTTTTCAATAGAATTTCCCTCAATAAAAGGTAATTGATAATCTCCTACTTGAACACTTTGTTCTTTAGTTGATTTTTGAAATTCTTTAATAGTTTCTTGTGAATTAGTAGCCAATTCACTTAAAACTTTTATATTTCCATCAATCTGTGCTTTGAAATCGTATGACATAATTTATCCGAAATAATATTAAACTATATATCCTTATTTTTAGAAAAGAAAAAACCCAAGAATTTTAATCCTTGGGTTTAATTATCTTTGCAAAGAAAACTGATTTATTTAAGACGTAAAAGATAAACCAACTTATGTGTTTCGTTTATCATATCAATTACGATATCTTGAACATCAATTTGTGAAGAAATTTCTTCGCTATTTGCCCAATCTAAAAGATATTGTGCCCATTCAGAATATTGTGCTTCTAAATCAACTCCAACAATCCCTTTGATTTCAATAGGTGCATGTTCTAAAGCTGGTTTTGCTCCGCCTTTGTTCTTACCTTTTGTTATCTCAACAAAACGGTCAGTAAATCCTTGAATTGCTTCATAATAACCACCTAAAGCAACATGAGTTGCATAATGGTTAGTTTGCCAATGCCAAAGCTGCGTTTGAGCTTGTAATTGCAAAAGGAAAGGTATTGATTGTTCCATAATCCAATTTTTGTTATTTTGTTACAAAGTGTATATATCAATTTTTTTTTGCATTTTTAAAGCAAATTTACATTTGCTTCTATTGCACGGTCTCTTTGTTGAAGCTCAATATCTCTTCGTAAGTCTCTAAGGGACTCAAATCTCGCTTCTTCAAGTTCCAATTCATTTTGAAAACTTAACAAAGTTCTTTCATTTTCAACAAAATTTGCTGATTCAAGCAATACATTTTTAAGGTATCTTTCTCGTTCTTCAGCATTTTTACCATAATTACCGCCACTGGATTCAATTGCTCTCATTTCGATTTTAAATCGGTCTGAATCAATTGAATTTTTTAGATTTCTAATGCTGTTTCTAATTTCAGCAATTCTTAGTCTAGATTCTACAATAGCTTCTACGCTGTACTGCATTATCTCGCCTCAATAAAAGTGATTAATTAAGTCTTGCTTGTACTAATTCTACTCGCAAGTCATCTAGTTGTTCTGATGTATATTTATTCCAACCATAACGCTCTATGGTCTTTTTTATTTGTTCAATATTTTGTGGTATTGGGAAATACATATACAATGCTAAAATAATCATTTTTTCATAATTTGTCAAGTCTTCAAATGATTTTTCTGTTGATTTTCTTGTTTCCATAATCTTACATTATGTTTAAATGTAATCATATATAACTATTTATGATAGCAAGAAAATGACTATTTTGTAGATTTAGAAAATTAAATTGAAAAGTATAATTGAAGTTCTTTAAGATTTTCAATGTAAGACTTATTTAGGGGCTTATAGTTAAATTTAGCCATAATTTGAGTAATCATTTCTTGTAAATTTTGGCTAATATTCTCACAAGGTAAAGAAATTATAACCTTTGATTTTTGTACATCTGAACTTGTTAAAAATCTTATTTTATTGACATCAAATGGTTGTGAACCTTTTAATTCACTTGATAGAGAAATAATAACCCTAATTATCTGATGCTCCAAAGGAGGTTCATGTTGTTGGGTATATCTTGCTATTTCTGATTGTAAATCATCAGATACATTTCTAAAAGCAAATCCTGAATGCATAGTTTATTTATATGTTTCTAAAGAAATCATCATCAATTGATACAAAGTCTGTTGATTTATGATTATGAATAATATTCCATGTTTTTGCCATACCATTTTTAATTACCTGTGAGTAATAAGCAAATACATTCTCAGATTTTTGAGGATCAAAGTTTCTCCAATGTCTCATAACATCCGCTATACCTGATGCTACACAATCCTCACGATCTTCAGGATATTTGTATTTCAGAATTTTAGATAGTTCATTTGACATTTTACAAATAAGTTCAACTGCTCTTGGAGTTAATTCATCTCTTTTTTTAGATTCAATTATCTCTTTAAGAAGTTCTTTATTATTGACATATTGTGCCATTTAGATTGAGATTATTTTTGTTCCCTTTTTTAGAAATTGAATAAAAAAAGTTCGCAAACTTTTGAAATTTGCGAACTTTATGTTTTTATGCTGTAATCTCTTTTTTGTACATTTCTACAAGTTTTTCGAGACTTTGAGCTGAATTTTTAAGTTTGGTGCTATTTAAACTTGCCGATTCGAGTTTTTGAGCCAAATCTTTAAGATTTGATATTATCCCAGGTAACTGGCTAATCGCTTGATTCATTATTGTAATCGCTTTTGCTTTATCTGGGGTAGCATAGATGCTACTATTATCAACCTCTACAAGTTTATTATTTAAAAATTGTTCATATGATATCATTTCTTAGAAACTTTTATTAAATCGCTTTTAGGAACGAAATCAAACATTCCTTCAAATTCAATTTCAACAGCTTCATCGCCACTCGCCATTTCAAACTTTTCTTCATCTACAAAAACTTCTTTATTAACCAAGTCTCCGTTATGCATACCTGTTACAACAACTGAAATTTTGTTGATTGGTTCTTCTGTTGAAACTTCAACTTCAGGTTCTTCGCTATACAATTTAAATTTAGAGGTTACAAATGGAGATTTCATTTTAGATTCTTCCTCAATTTCTTCACCTTTAATTTCTGTTTCTTGGTCTAATTCTGTATCCATAAATTTTTCAGGATGAGATTCGGTTGGAGAATATTCAGGTTCCCATTCTTTATCTTCTTCTTCAGGTGAATATTTATATGGATCTTTTACCAATGTATCTTCAAGATATTTCTTGAAACTATGAGGAACTGATGACCACTTTTGAGCAATTTCCATATCTTTCATAGTTGGTTCTTCATTAGTATAGTCAGGGTTTTCATCAATAGTGATGTCATCAATAATATCAATATCATCAATAACTTCTGCATTATTAGATTCTAATGGTTGCTCACTCATATTTGGCTGGCTTCCCATTTCTATACCCATCATATAATTTTCTTCGCCTTGTGATTCGATTTCAGATTCTTTTGATTTAAGATTTGAAAATTCTTCTTCTGATTGTTGACCATTTTGTAACATAATGATTGCAATGTGTCTAATAGAATCTATCGCTGTAATTTTACCTATACCTTTACCCATAACTACCACAGTTTCACCAACTTGGAAATCTCTCTTAGGTAACTCTTGAACATAGGTAGAAGATGTCTTTTTCTTCAAATTTTTTAACTCTTCCATATTTTCTGTATATTCCTCTTCATCTTGGATTTCTTCTTGTGAAGCCAATCTTAATTGAGGAAACTCAAATTTGGATTGCTTACCATTATTGAATATAACAGTAGCGATTTTTTGAGAAGCATCAATTGCTGTAATTTTACCTACACCCATTTCTGCTGTTTCTACTGAATCACCGATATTAAAAAGTCTTTCAGGTGTTTCTTGAACAAATGCTGAAACTCCTTTAGAACCTTTTGTTTTTTTAGATTCTGTTACGAAATCATCAACTTCATAACCAAAATCCTCTATTTCTCCATCATCATAGAATTCGTCTTCTTCTGTTTCAAATTCTTCTCTTTCATACTGCTTCAAAGAATTTAATGCACTTGTCTTTTCTGCATATTCAGATTTAAGTTTATTAATTTCTCGTTTGAGTTCCTTCTTGAGTGTGAAAATTTCTTCTGAACCAGAAAGGAGAATGTCTTGCTGTGCTTCTTCAATTTTTTGAATATTTTCTTTATATTCTTCTATTCTATTGAGAATAACTCTTCTTTCGCTTTCAATTTGCTTGATTTTTTGCTCTTCAACAGCCAAGAAATCGTGCATACTTTCAGAAATATCATAGTTCAAGAATTCAAGTACGAGGTCTCTTGCTTGAGTACCATTCATAGAAGAAAATACTTTATTTTCATTCATATATGGGTTACTCTTAATAACTGTTACTGAATCACCTAAACGGATAACACTCGCTTTGATACTTGTGTGTTTTTTAGAAACAATAGTTTTTGCAAAATCAATTTCACAAAGAGTATCAATGTTTTCAAAAATAAGATTAAAATTGTTCAGGTCATCTTGTTGATTCCAACGGAAAATACCTGATTCCAATAATTGTCTATTTACTTCTTCAAGTTTTGTTGAACTACCATTTAAATTGATAGATTTATCAGAAAGATTAATACTAATCTTATTATTTCCATAACGATATGTAAGTGTTTCTTTATCAATACTTACATTTTCTTCATTCAATATATTATTGAGAGTTACAAAACTATCATTAATTCTTGCCATTGCATCAATATCGATAGGAGTAACTTGTTCGTTAATTTTCTTAAAATAATGATTATCTACAACAAAGTAATCAGCGTTCTTTTCTACTAAAACAAAAGAATATACTGAATTTACTGAACATTCTGTTGAACCATTAGTAATATTGAATTTAGAAGTATTTGTATTAGATTCAAATGTTTTCAAAACATTTTGAAGATTGCGAATAACTGGCTCATAAGCATATGTTTCCATTTCTGCAATCAATCCTGAACGATTCGCATCTGACTTATTTTCCAAATAAGAATGCATACTTTCAAGAAGTGGCTTGTAAAACTTTGATGAACGAGAATTTTCTAACAAATGTATTGTATTTGCAACTGCAATTTCTTCTGCCATCATAGTTTGCATTTTAGAAACTACTTGTACTGCCTCATTGATAGAAGGATCAAAGCAAAATGGCTTCATTTGACCAATAAATTGCTCTACAATAAGAAAATCAGGTGTATTAGTAAGTTTAGACTTCTCATACCACTCACTCACATATTGTATTCTTGGATTATGTTCCCATACTCCTGTATATTTAATTCTATCAAGAGCACGAGAAATTCCCATATCATCAAGACGAGAAATGTGCTTTTCTGTTTCTAAAAACTTCTCAACAAGAGAATCTTTCTTTTTGAAATTATTAAGACGTTCTCTTGTAATTGAACTGAGTTTTTGCTCGGAAACATTTCCAGCAAATTCAAGGATGTTTTCTAACACTTCACGAACCTCTACATCCGAAGTTTGGTTCTTTAGTTTTTCAATTCTATTCTTTAAGGAAGACATCGTCATATCCTTTTATTTTTAATATACAAAAGTATAGGTTTAATTACTATATATCAATAATTAAAATGTTTTTTTATGATTCTGTATCATTATTTTGCGTAATATTTTCTAAACCTACCTGATTCGCTAAATTTAGACTATTAATCGCCGCCCCATTTTTTATCTGAATATTAACTTTATCATCTATAAACACAATATTTCCTTCTGCATCACGAGTGATGGCATCCGATGAAACAAAATCAAGAATTTGATTTCCTTTGAAAAATTGCGTGTTTTTATCAAATATTGGAAAATATGTTTCCAATTCAAGATTAAACTTCAAATTGATATTTACATTTTGGGATGTAACTGAACCAAAAGACCACTGATATAACTTTTCTGAAGGAAAATCAGCAGGGAATCCGATTTGAAAAGGAATCCTTACATAATTCCAACGCACTGATGAAGCAATAGTTGGCCAAAAGACCTCAATTAGTTTTTCCCATATTTTCCATGAATCTTCTTGGGTATCAGATTGTATTTCAATCTCAAATGCCATTTTAAGAGGAATTGAATGTAATTTGGCACTATATGTAAGAAGTTGGTCATTTTCATCTTCTTTAACAAACTCACCTCTTACGAGATAATTAGTCATAGATGAGGTATTAATATTGACACTATTCATTTTCACCATACCTCTTGGCAAAACATCTATATTACCATCAACCTTCTTAGGTTGAACACAATCGTTCCATTGAATATAGAAATCCTGCAAAGTCCTTTCATCACCAGTCAATGAATAATAAAAAGGAACATAGTGCGTTTTGGTTTCAGTATCTGAAAGTCGGTAGGTAAGGAAAACTCTGTCATTCAGGATATTTATGACACCTGCTATAACAGTTCTGATAAAGATATTATCGTAGTTGTATTTATGATTAACCCCATCAATCGCTTGAACTGGCGTAGGAACTCCACTCATAGTAGATTTTTATTTTTGCATCTTCACATCAACACGAGATTCACTCAAAAGTATATTCAAAGATTTTTCTTCATAGTTTATGATAATTCTATCAACTTTGTAATATATTTTTTTGAATAGTATTATGTCTCCCAATCGAGGAAGAAAGTCATTATCTTTTATATATCCCGAAAGTTCTTTGTCATCTGAATATGATATCTTTCCAAAGTCATCTACACTTTTTAAGATATACACTTCTACATCAAACTTGCTTTTTTTATTAAACATAACTTTATATACATTTTTCTACAATCAGATTTGAAAAGTTATCTTTCAAAGCCGTTGAGATAGTCCAATCAAATAATTCAGTTGGAAGTGGAGCATGATTAATAACCATAATATTCATATTATACTCTTTGGCTATTTTACGCAAAATATGAACAATCCTTGATATGTTATTCGGATCAAGAGAACTGAATATCTCATCCAAGAATAAAATATTAAGTGTAGGGAATTTTAATTTAAGCATTTTAATAATTGCAAGAAGAACAGCAAAATCAAGCATCTTTAATTGACCTGTTGAAAGTTCTTCTGTGCTTATTTCATATCCAAGTTGAGTAAGTTTAGCATCAAACTGACCATCAAATTGAACTTTGAAGGGAAGTTCAAGTTGTGCAAGAATACTATTAATTTGAGTATTCATAGGTTTGACAATATGTTCCATAACAGATTTTTTCAATCCATTATCACCAAGAACTTCTTCAGCCAACCGATTAATACCATCTTTTTTCATCAACTCTCTTCTTTGCTCTTGAAGTTCATCTAACTTTGTAGAGTTTTGTTCAATGATTCTTCTTATACCTTCTGTTTGCTGATTTATTTTAACAGATTCAGCTTCCTTTATCATTGAAGTAATCGTTCTTGATTTTGATTCTATATCAAGTAATCTTGATTCACATTCCTTGAGTGCAGTTTTTGCTTTCTGCATTCTATCATCAAGTTGAATAGTTTTTTCTTGAATCTCTTGAAGTTGAAGTCTATAACTTTCTTCTTCACTTAGAATTTCCTCAAACTTATGTTTATGCTCGTCAGTAGTTAAAGCAGAACCACAAGTTGGACATTTATCAGATTCATAGAGTTTTTTCTGTTTGGCAATAGAATTTAAGTTAGATACAAGTTCTTGTTTATTTTTAATAATTTTTCTTTCAAATTCTTCTAACTTTTGTTTTGAATCCGATGCCTTTAATTTCTTTTCATTTAATGGTTCCTTTTTACTAATCAATTCGTTGTATTTTTCTTTTAAAGCAACAATCTTTTCACTATTGTCTTCTTCCACTTTACTTTCAACAAGAATTAATTCTTCATTAGCTTTATTAATACTATCCTCAACGAAACGGATATTATCTTCATATTTGGCAAGAGCACCCTTTGTTTCGTTGATTTCTTGTCTAATCAATTTTAACATTTTATTTATAGACTCTAAGCCAAATATTTTATCAACAATATCCTTTTTATCGCTTGGACTCATCTTTAAGAATGATTTGAAATCATTAATAGAAAGACTTACAGAATTATTAAAGATATTTTGAGGAATTCCTATAAGATTTTCTTCAAGATATTCTTGAACATTCTTTACACCTGCTTGTTTATATTCATTACCAGCAACTTTAAGAGTAAAGTTATTAGGAAGAAATGTTCTATCTACATTTATAGTTCCCAATCTTGTTTCAAATTGAATACTCACTTCACCAGATTTATTGATGCGATTTACACATTTAGAAATAGTTTTACCTTGTACTTTACCGTATAAGCCAAGTTTTAATACTTGGCTTATAGTGGACTTTCCAGTTCCATTTTCACCGCAAATTTGATATAATCCAGGATTATTTGGGTCAAATGAAATCGTTTGCCATCTGTTCCCATATGAATTGATATTCCTAAATTTAACTTGTGTGAGTTGCATAAGTAACTATCCTAAAATGGAGCATCTTAAAATAAAGTAATTTTCTTAAAATCAAAACCTAAACCAAATTCTGCTTGATGACCAAGAATAATACCTGGTTGTGAGTTTTGAGCAAATTCAGTAATTGAATATGTATCTGCTGAACAAACAGAAGGTAAAGTCATACTGATAAAGTTTGTACCTTCTTTACATTCAAGGTGATGATAATGACCTTTCAATACAAGGTGATAATGCTTTTTACCATCACCAAATAAATTGACAAGTTCTTCACCTTTTTTCTTTGCCAAATTAGCATCACCATGATGAGAAATAATACAAATATTTTCTCTCGTCTGATTAATTATACCTTCTTCTGCCAAAATAACACTTATCTTGTCTTTCCATTCTCTTTTGATAAATCTATAAATGATTTTTGCAGCTGTTCTATTTTTGTCGTCATGTCTTTGAGAACCTATTCTGTCGTGATTTCCTTCTAATCCGAGAAGTTCTATAGATTTGAAATTAGTATTCTCTAAGATAGTTGAGAATAGCATATGAAACAAATCAACAGTATACATAATTTGATCATCTTGGAATAAATCCATGTATTTATGAATACCATGATGCAATCCATCTTCTTGAATAGATTCGGTTAAATCTCCACCACAAAGAATGGTTAAATGTTCATATTTATCAGCTTCTCTACAAATATGAAATGCAATTTGTTCAAATCTTTCTTTTGCTATTTCTTTGCTAAATCCTCTTCCATAAATAGGATTTTCATAAAATTTACCAATGTGTAAATCACTCATAAAACAATATAAACGAGTGTGTTTATCTTTTGATTTTGAGTTAGAGGTATCTATTGATGAAAATTTTATAGTTTCTGTAGAGCGTGGACGATTTTCTTCAAAATACTTATTAAGTAAATTTTCAATCCACTTCTGTTCATCTTGAATAACAAGAAGATTTTTTTGAGTATCTTTAAATCGCTTTTCATAATATTCGGACTTCTTCTCAACCATTCTTTTCATACCAGCAGATTCTTTCGCCTTTAAAGCAAATTCTGCCAATTGTTCTTCAGTATGACTTTCAACAATATGAAGTGGGAAGAGTTTATCCTTTGTAATATTAAAGCATCGCAAAATCTTTTTTAATTCTGAAAAAGTCAAATAAGGAAAATCTTGACTAATAGTGTTTTGCGTCACATATGGATATTTTCTATAAATTTCTTCCATCTGTGAAGGTGAAAGAGTACCTCTAAACGGAGGGTTGTCTCTTACAAGAATATTATAGTTATATCGTGTAATATTACCATAATCATCTCTATCTACCCACCATTTAGAACGATCATCATATTCATCGTTCATATCTTTAATGTTTTTAGCATCATTTAACAAAGAAAATAGAGGATCATCGATTGATGAAGAGTTATCACTATTTTTTACGCTTGATGCTGAATACATATAATTTGGATCGTATTCTCCACCCATTTCAAAAAATATACGAGTATAATTTCTCGCAGTCCTCTGAGAGAATGGTAAGCTCGTTTCTATGAAACGAAGATATGAACCATCTGGAAGAATGTTTTTTAGTATTACTAAAAGTTCTCCAATACGATATGATCTCTTTTTATCAGTATCAATTACTTTAATACTAGATATTTTAGTAATCTCTTCTACAATTGATTCAATTTGATTCGTATCGTAGACATCATCTACTCCTGTTGGATAATTACATTCTTTCAAAGAATTTTGATATCGTTCCCAATCTGCTTTTGATATTCTATCTTTAGAATATGCTGCTTCAATTTTAGATTGTAAATCAATCCACCATTCTTCACTATATCCATAGTGACGCATAGATTGATTAAATGTGATACTATTTTCGATTGCATAATCAATAATATCAAGAACGATTTGGAATTGGCGTAAATCTAACATAGTATAAAGTTTTTTTAGAGATGATTACTCATCTTCGTTAATAATATCAAAAAGCGATTGTATTTTAGTTTCTACTTTGCTTTTTGTTTCTTCATCATATTCTAATGTTGTTATGAGTTCTCTTGATAAAGTTAGAATGTCAAATTTAGGGGTTGCCTCATCAACAAAATCTATGTCAAAAGATTCATTTAAATTGAGTGTTTCATCGTCATCAATTTCTTGTATTTCGATAGAACGCTGTGTATTTAGGGATTGAACAAATCCTGATATGTCTAATTCTTCTAGCCACTTTCTTGTAACTTTCAAATCTACAAATTTATTTTGAAATATTCTCAAAATTTCTGTTCTCGGAAGTTCAAGTATAGATTCAAAGTTTGCAGATAAAAATTCTGGTGAATGAGTATTTTCAAAAAATGTTTCTTCTTTAGATTCTAAATCTAAAAGATATACTCCCTTTTTATTACCTAAATCACTCCTCGTCATTTGATAAGGACTACCAATGAGAGTAATAAAATCATTGACTTTTTGTCTATAATGAATATGCCCACCATAAACTCTTTTATGTCTTCTATACGATTCGGGATTATTACCATGCTCTACTTTAGCCTTACTATTAAAACGAGCTTCTCGTATATCAGTATGGACAAAAAGAACATCTGAAGATGTTGATTCTAAAAATTCCTTTTCTTCTTCGGAGTTCATACCCCAAGGAAATATCAACAAATTACCATGATTTGTTTTAATTGTACATGGTTCATTATAAACATAAGTATTTGAAATACCTGAAAGGCAAGTTAAGGAGTGTACTTTAGCTGAATCTTTTGTCCAGCAATCATGGTTTCCAGTCATTACATAAACCCCTGTATCTTTGAAAATTTCAGCAAGTTCTCTGAAAATCTCTATACAAGTATTCATAACAAGAATATTAATTGATTGCCTTGAATCAAATATATCACCTAAAATAAAACAAGCATCCCCATCTTTTTTGAGTTGTTTTACAAGAGGAAAAAAATAATTATAGAAGTAATCTTTCTGGATATTTAACCATTCAGGAGAATTAGCCCTTACTCCAAAATGAAGATCTGAAATCATAAATAAGCGTTGGATATTCTTATTGTCTGATGTAATCACAAAAAATACCTATGATAAGTGGGAAATTAACGAATAGCAACATTAGTAATAAAATCAACACAACATCTATAAACAGACTCTAAACGAGAATCCCCACCGAACTGACATAATATTTTTGGTTCAATGGTGTTATCTGTTTTTTGATGAAGTTCCGCTATAAAACATGAACTCCCTTTAATTACAAGTTGTACCTTTTCTATTTTTTCTATTTCGTCTACAATAAGCATCAACTGATTCCAATCTCTCTCTGGACACCAAGTTTCTGTAAGAGGAACTCCTTCAAAAGCAAGGAATGATATTCCATTTATTTCTTTTGTAGGGATATTAGAAAATTTAGATAATCTATGATTTGAACGCTCTGCGACAAACTCAATCGGTTTTAAATAAATATCATCTCTAAACATATTCTTTATATCAATTTATTTTGGTTATCTTCAAGAATCTTTTGAAAATCAAATGTTTGATTATCTATACATAGAACAGCATAATCATTTTGTTCAAGGTTTTCATCAAAAATCCAAGCATCTATTTCTTCATAAGAAGAAAAGACTCGATTCTTGTCTCCGTCCTTTATTATCGTTATATCACAAATATCGCAATTTATTTTCAAAATAACAAATTTCATAAAAAATTTTTATTTATCATCGCTTGGATTATTATCTACATCATCACTTGTACCATCATTTAAACCACCACTTATACCATCAATTATACCATCAATTTCATCTTCTTCATCAAACATTTCATCTTCTAATTCTAATTCAAAGTCTTGAACTTTAGAAAACTCATATAATCCTTTGTCTATACATTCTCTTGTAAAATCATATTCAATTTGAGCTTCAGTTGGTTGATGCCAACTTGTATTTGTTATGATAGCCATAGCAGCACTAATCGGAACTTCTAAATTTACATTCTCAAAGTTACTCATTGTTGATATTTTTTCAAACAAATCTACTAAAAAATTTTCAGCACTTGATTTCAAAGTCGCTGAATATTTGTTTTTAAGTATTATATCTCTATCTTTTATTGTATTGTCCTTTTCTGTTATTATCTTAGGGGTAGTTATCTTTTGTAAATTTCCTTCTAATTTTATGGGCGTTTTTGACCTTTTTTCGTCATTATTGTTAAATTTACCATTATTTCCTTTATGTTCTTTCATAAATTTGGTGTTATGTTTAAGATATTCCTTATATATCCAATATAGATTTTTTTATGTTTTTGAAATTTTAATGAATTTTTTGATATATAGAGTAAAATGACAATTATTAGATGGCAAACAAAATCGTAAAAACCTTTGAAGAGTTTCTTTCTATTGAGATTGAAAATTCTGATGTCCATTTACATTTTAATGGTTCTGAAGAACCTAAAATGATTGAACCTGAAACAATGGGTACTCAAGATGAAATCATCATTGATAGTCCAACTATTGCATTGACACCTAAATCTCACATAGAATATGGTGAAGAAGAAATGGATTCTGATGAAGAAGAGTATAAAGAAGAGGAAGAAGAAAGCGGAGAAGAAGATTCTGATGAAGAATAAAAAAAGCCCCATAAGGGGCTTTTTTATTGGAATCCATTAATTAGCGTATTTTTATCTTGCATTCCTTGCATCCTATTGACTATCTCACCATTTCTAAAAAATATTAGAGTTGGAATACTTCTAATACTATTCTGAACAGCAAGTTCTTGATTTTCATCTACATCAATTTTTATTACCTTAATATCTGTAGTTTCCTCAATTTCCGCTAAAATAGGATTTAAAATTCTACAAGGACCACACCATGTTGCATTAAAATCAACAATAACTTTTTCATTATTTTTGATTTCTTCCATAGATTCAAGGGACATTTCCATTCTATTTACCTTTATTTGATAATTAATTTTTTGTAAGAACTTTTATCTAATGATTCAATAATATCAAAATTCCATGAATTATCAATATATTTTATTATTTCATCGTTGTATGCAAACCATTCTCCTCTAATACGATACTGAGAAAAATGCTCATGGATTTGATTCTCTGTTTGCCTATCTCCATATATCACACCCAAAATTTTCAGTTCATTTGGGCTTCCTATTTGTAATTGAATAATTCTCTTTTTTAAGTTATTTAAGGTACTATATCCTATTTTAACAGCATTAGAATTAGTGTCTAAAATGAAGTATATTATATCTTCATTCATTTTTATAGATTTATTTTCAAATCTATATATTCACTTAATTTTTAGTTTGTAATTTTCTTTTCCCAAACCATAAAATTTACATCAAATCTCCTTGGATATGGATGTTCAGCAACAAGATTGAATTTTTTTGAGATCATTTCATTGATATTAATACCATCATCTTCCCAATAAATAAGACCTGCGTTTTTATCATCTATCCCAACTGGAATAAATCTCTTATTTTCATTAACAGTAATAAATTTACCATCATTCTTTAATGAATCGTAGATGAAATCAATATCTTCTTCTGGAGTTGGACTATGTTGCAAAACATAAATTGATAGAATTGTATCGAATTTTTGGAAAAAGTTAATTTTTTCATCCTCTGTTAAAGGTGTTGAAATTGGTATAAACTTTTTACTTGCAACGAATTGAGTTGCTGCTTGGAGCATAGGCAAACTAAAATCAAAACCATAACAAGTACATCCTAAAGTGCTTATAAGCCCCTTTGATATTCTTCCTACTCCACAACCAAAATCTCCAATTACAGCATCATTAAATGCATATACATTATCTATGAAAAGTTTTACAGTTGCTTGAGTTTCCATATCAAATTTGTAGGAAACTCCTGGTTCTGGTGAAAGACAAATTTCTTTAGCATGACCAATATCTCTTGGGTAAAACGCTTCTTTAATGTAATTCATAAAATTATCCTTTACTAAATTCTTCCGCTAAGGTAGTTAGTTCTTCTCTTATTTTTTGAAATGGAACATCCCATTCACCATATTTGACTTGTCTAAATAATTTAACAGAATCATACCATTTTGAAGTTTCTTCAGGAACTGCCCATGTATAATATGGCATAACTGGTGTAACAATCCATGTAGGAATTCCCATAGCTCCTGCCAAATGTGCTATAGAAGTACAAGAAGTTATTACTAAATCAAGACTAGCTATTATATTTGCTGTATCTTCCCAAGATTTTAAAGAATCTCTTAAATCTGAAAAAGGTAAGCCATCTATACAATTTTCATCTCTTTGAAGAGAATAAAATGTTGTATTTGGAACATCGTGCAAATTAATCATTAATTCAGGTGGGAATCTTCTATGTTGTTCATCTTCAAATTTAGGATTACCACTCCAACGTATTCCAACCTTTAAGGTATTTGTTTTTGCATAGAGTTTTGTTGGGCTTTGGGGGATTATAAAAGGTGATCCATCTAAATCATCATATTCCATATTTAATAGAAACGGAGAAGACATAGCTGGAACCCAATAATCATAATGAGCACCCATAACAATTTCATTATCTACACAAATATATCCATGTCTAGAAAATAACTCTTTTAATTCAGGGGCGCATGATACAAGAACTCTCGCTCCCATATCTATAAATCTTTTAGCGAAACGAAAATTTGCTATTTGATCTCCAAATCCACCTTCACACCTAAAAAGAAGGGTTTTATTATCTAATGACTCATCTTTCCAAATTTGTCCTGGTACTGCTGGTAAACCGAATACATCAATATATCTGCCATAATTAAAATGTTCAAATGCCTTTTTCATATTTCTATGACGCATTTCATGCCAACCTAAATTAAAAAGGACTCTTAAATCATCTTGAGGTTGATTACGAAGTATGTCTTCACTAATTTCTGGGAATCCATTTTTAGAAGCACTTAATGCCATATCTAATGGATGTATAGTTTGTTTTTGCATAATGTTATAAATAATAAATATAATAATACATTATATCAAATATACAAATTTTGTTCTTATTAACTTGAAATAAAGATACTATGTGAATTACCTACGCTAACATGCTTCCAATTTGTAAGCGTTCCTATTTGAACGGGGGATGATAATGTTGTTACGCCACCATTACCCAGTTGCCCTGAAGTATTTAATCCCCAGCCCCATAATGTACCATCGGTTTTAATTGCCATAGTATGACTATTATTTGCAGAAACACTTTGCCAATTTGTGAGTGTTCCTATTTGAACTGGGGATGATAAATTTGAAAGCCCACCTGTACCTAATTGTCCAGACCCATTAAACCCCCAGCCCCATAGGGTACCATTTGTCTTTATAGCCATTGTATATAATTGACCACAAGAAACACTTTGCCAGTCTGTAAGTAAACCTACTTGCGTTGGATTTAAAAGAAGTGAAGATGCCCCTAATCCAAGCTGACCAAGATTATTTTGACCCCAACCCCATAGAGTCCCATCTGTTCTAATTGCCATAGTATGATTAGCACCTCCGCCACCTCCAGCTGAAACACTTTGCCAATTTGTAAGCGTTCCTATTTGAACTGGAGATGATGAATTTGAAACCCCACCTGTACCTAATTGTCCTGATCCACCAAAACCCCAGCCCCATAGGGTACCATTTGTTCTTATTGCCATTGTATGTGTATCCCCTGTTGAAACACTTTGCCATATTGTCACTGTACCTACTTGAACTGGAGATGAATATGATGTAGTATTATTCGTTCCTAACCTACCTGATCCATTAGACCCCCAGCCCCATAGGGTACCGTCGGTTCTTATAGCCATAGAATGTTGAGAACTTGTAGATATTTTAGACCAACTTGTTAATGTACCTACTTGAGTAGGTGATGACCTTATAACTAAATCGTTTAGCCCTAATTGACCTGAACTATTTAAACCCCATGACCAAAGGGTACCATCCGTTTTAATAGCTAATGTATGTTCATTACCTGCATATATAGATGACCAATCTGTTAATGTTCCAACTTGAACTGGGGATGACGTTAAAGTTCTTATATTACCTGTAAGTAATACATTATTACCAGTAGCATATATTTCATTAGATGTATTAATTGCTACAGTATGACTCCCAGCTGCAGATACATTCTGCCAATTAGTAGATGTTCCTATTTGAACTGGAGATGAAATTGAAGTGTTAGTTCCATCTCCTAATTGGAAAACAGAATTATCTCCCCAGCCCCATAGACTACCATCGGTTTTTATTGCCATGGTATGTGATATTTTCGTTGAAACTTTTGACCAATCTGTTAGCGTTCCTATTTGAACTGGAGACGAGTAAGTTGTCTTATTTCCAGTTCCTAATTGTCCTGATGAATTTTCACCCCAGCCCCATAGGGTACCATCGGTTTTGACAGCCATTGTACTACTCAAATATGAAGAAGCAACTGACCAATTTGTAAGTAAACCTATTTTACCAAGTATTGTATTATTTAAATCATCAGAACCTATTTCATTTATAGAATTACTACCCCATCCCCATAGAGTTCCATCTACCTTAACTGCCATACTATGACTATCACCTGCTGAAACACTTTGCCAATTTGTAAGTGTTCCTATTTGTACTGGAGATGAATAAGTTGTGGTATCGCTTGTACCCAATCTACCTAAGAGATTATTACCCCATCCCCAAAGAGTCCCGTCTGTTTTAATTGCCATAGTACGACTATCATTAGATGATACTTTTGACCAATTTGTAAGCGTTCCTATTTGAACTGGTAAAGAATATGTTGTAGTATTATTCGTTCCAAGTTGTCCTAATGAATTAAATCCCCAGCCCCATAGACTACCATCTGTCTTTATAGCCATAGTGTGATTAGATGTTTCAGTAGCCGATACACTCTGCCAATTTGTAAGCGTTCCTATTTGAACGGGGGATGATACTGAATCTGTTGGTCTTCCTACATAAAAACCCGCAGTATAAATTTCATTAGATGTATTAATTGATACTACATTAAGATTACCAGTATCTATACTACTCCAATTTGTAAGCGTTCCTATTTGTACTGGGGAAGATACTGATGTTCCCATTAAACCTATAAAATCTCCTCCCCAACTCCATAGGGTACCATTTGTTTTAATAGCCATTGTATAACTTTCACCTGCTGAAATACTTTGCCAATCTGTAAGCGTTCCTATTTGAACTGGAGATGATATTGATGTTAAACTACTATTTCCTAATTGTCCTAAACTGTTTAGACCCCATCCCCATAGGGTACCATCAGTTTTGATTGCCATTGTATGACGACTGCCTGTCGAAATATTTTGCCAATCATTAAGTGAACCGATTTGAACTGGAGACGAATAATATGTTATATTTCCAGTTCCTAATTCCCCATAAAAATTACCACCCCATCCCCATAGAGTTCCATCTGTTTTTATAGCCATTGTATAACTTAAACCCGCTGAAACATTTTGCCAATTTGTAAGCGTTCCTATTTGTACTGGAGATGAGTAAGTTGTTGTGTTTCCAGTTCCTAATTGTCCTACAGTGTTTTGACCCCAACCCCATAGACTACCATCTGTCTTTATAGACATTGTATAAAAATTTCCACCAGAAACACTCTGCCAATCTGTAAGTGTTCCTATTTGAACTGGAGATGATATTGATGTTAAACTACTATTTCCTAATTGTCCTAAACTGTTTAGACCCCATCCCCAAAGTGTACCATTGGTTTTAATAGCCATTGTATGACTAATACCAGCATAAACATTCTGCCAATCTGAAAGTGCTCCTATTTGAACTGGAGACGAATAAGTTGTTGTGTTTTCAGTTCCTAATTCTCCTGATGTATTGTTACCCCATCCCCATAGAGTTCCATCTGTTTTTATAGCTAATGTGTGTGTAGATCTCCTCGAAGAAGCACTTAACCATGTTGTTAGAGTCCCAACTTGAATTAATAAAGTGCCTAATAAAGTCTCGGAACCAAGTTTACCCGAAGCGTTACTCCCCCATCCCCATAGAGTTCCGTCTGTTTTTATAGCCATACTATAAAATTGACCACAGGAAACACTTTGCCAATTTGTTAGTAAACCTATTTGAACTGGAGACGAATAAGTTGTTGTGTTTCCAGTTCCTAATTGTCCTGATGAATTTTCACCCCAGCCCCATAGGGTACCATCGGTTTTTATAGAAATAGTATGGTTAGTTCCACCTGAAACACTTTGCCAATTTGTTAGTAAACCTATTTGAATAGGAGATGAGTATGTTGTAGTATTATTCGTTCCTAATTGTCCTGATGCATTTAAGCCCCAGCCCCATAGGGTACCATTTGTTCTTATTGCCATTGTATAATTATTACCTGCTGATATACTCTGCCAATTTGTAAGCGTTCCTATTTGAACTGGGGATGATATTGATGTTAAACTACTATTTCCTAATTGTCCTGATGTATTTAATCCCCAACCCCAAAGAGTACCATTTGTTCTTATTGCCATCGTATAACTTCTACCCGCTGAAACACTTTGCCATATTGTTACTGTTCCTACTTGAACTGGAGAGCTTGTAGATGTAGTAGGTCTACCTATGAGATTAGATGCACCAGCACTATAAATTTCATTTAGTGTATTAATCGCAATAGTATAATTAGTTCCTAAAGCTACGCTTCTCCAATTTGTAGAACCTCCTATTTGAACTGGAGACGATATTGATACTATGGTACCTCTACCTAATTGACCTGATGTGTTTAGCCCCCATCCCCAAAGGGTTCCATTAGTTTTTATAGCCATTGTATGACTAACACCAGCATAAACATTCTGCCAGTCCGTTAATACACCTACTTGAATCGGAGAAGATGTTGATGTAGTATTACTCCTCCCTTGTTTACCAGCCGTATTACTACCCCAAGCCCAAAGAGTACCATTAGTTCTTATAGCCATTGTATAATCTGCCCCAGCTGAAACACTTTGCCATCCAGTAAGCGCACCTATCTGGATTGGAGAAGAAGGGCTTACAAATCTATTATTATTTCCCAACTGACCGCTACTATTTGTACCCCATCCCCATAGTGTACCATTAGTTTTAATAGACATTGTAAATTGATTACCAGCCGAAACACTTTGCCAATTTGAAAGATTATCTATTTTTGATAATTTAACCATTATGGTTTCATCACCCTTTTGTCCATATAAGCTTGAACCTGTTGTAGAGAGATATTTATTTATTATTTCAACTATTTTTCTGGCTTGAATTATAATATCCTTTATCATAAATAAGTAACCTTATATTTATAATGGTTCACTTGGCCATATAACATGATCAGGTGAATCATAATTCGTTACATCTCTTAATTCCTGACGATAAGTCTTCCATTCTAATCTCTTCTCCTCACTTAAAGGAGAGTCTGAAAGTTGAGTCCAATCACATTCAAATAATAACCTATTACGCTTTTCTCTGATTTCTCTCCATTTCTGCTCAGTCTCCTCTTGTATTTCTTGTTCCGTTTTAGGTCTTCTTGTTTGATATTCAACAACTTCATCTTCATTTATCTCAAAATAAGAACCGCTAATCACAGAATTATCTATATTAGGAGCTTCAACGAATCTAAAAGGATACCACCCATATTCTTTTAATGTTTGATTATCAAATAAATAAAAATTAGAGAAGTTTTCCCAATTTTTAGGCAAATCTCTGTTATAATCTACAACTTGATTATTTTCTACTCTTGCGTATTTCATACTACATTATATATTTTGACCACCAACAAAACCGTACCAGTTCGTTCCACCATCTGTTGTTACAAAAGAAAATACATCTCGTTTTCCATTTGTACTTGTTAAAGTAGGTGCAGTACCACTTGGCCATTTGATTGCAGGTGCCCACGCTACACCTCTTGCTGTCCCATCTGCTGTAAAAATCAAACTAAAATTAGCAGCAAAGGAACTTGATGGAACATTTGTAATAGTCATAATTGTAATATTAGCATTCAAACTCACATTAAAAACATTACCATTAGACAAATTCAATGTAAGTTGTCCAGTTGATATAGTAGGAGAAGTATAAATCTCTTTATAATTCTTTAATGTTCCTTTATCTATCGTTACTAAAAATTCCATTTTAAAACATTATTTTTACTTAGTTTGTAGGGTTCATTATATGAATTATATAGTTCTTATCAGATGTAGGAATCGCTGCGAATGTTACAGTCACCGTATCGGCAGATGCTGCATCTATATCTACCATAATTTGTTCTAAAGTATCTTCATCCCATACCTGAACAATTAAAAATTGCCAACCAAGATTATGCGTAATAGTAAAAGTAGAATTTATACCATCAGCATCAAACCTTTGTCTATAATGACCTATTCCACTACTTGTTGTTACTATTCCTGCCATATCTTACTTTAATTTTATACTACTCTAAATTGTCCACTTGAACTTACAACAACCCAAGTTGTATTTGTTACTATACATACAATCTCAATAGCACCATGTGATGTTATTCTTTCTATATATCCACCTGTACCAAGTGTTGTAGGTAAGGATTGGAATTGTATTTGCTGACCTGCATTTTGAGCAATTTTATACCCAAGTCCACTTATATCAACAATCCTAAATGAATTACCTACACTTGCTGTTGAAGGCAAAGTAAATGTCAATTGACTTGCAGCAGTAAGAGAATCTGAAATATAATTTGTATTTGCTACTATTGTAGTATTCGTAGTTACAGCAATCCATCCACTACTTCCTCCAGATGGACCTTGATTACCTTGAACACCTAATATACCTTGGATACCTTGAACTCCTTGAGTTCCCTGATTGCCTTGGTTGCCTTGAGCTCCAACATTACCTTGGTTGCCTTGAGCACCTTGCGTTCCTTGAACGCCTTGATCGCCCTGAGTACCTTGATTACCTTGTGTACCTTGATTACCTTGGTTGCCTTGAGCACCTTGGGTTCCTTGAACGCCTTGATCGCCCTGAGTACCTTGATTACCTTGTGTACCTTGGGTTCCTTGAGTTCCTTGTGGACCCTGAGTACCTTGATTTCCTTGGTTACCTTGAGTTCCTTGAGTACCTTGGTTACCTTGATTACCCTGAGCACCAACATTGCCTTGATTTCCTTGGTTGCCTTGATTACCCTGAGCACCAACATTGCCTTGATTTCCTTGGTTGCCTTGTCTTCCTTGAACTCCTTGAGTTCCTTGAGTACCTTGCACACCTTGAGTGCCTTGGTTACCTTGGTTTCCTTGATTACCTTGTCTACCCTGAGTACCTTGAACTCCTTGAGTACCTTGGTTACCTTGGTTTCCTTGATTTCCTTGGTTGCCCTGAGCACCAACATTGCCTTGATTACCTTGATTACCCTGAGCACCAACATTGCCTTGAGTACCCTGTGTCCCTTGGACTCCTTGATTACCTTGGGTTCCCTGAGTTCCTTGAGTACCTTGATTACCTTGATTACCCTGAGCACCAACATTGCCTTGATTACCTTGGTTTCCTTGATTACCTTGGGTTCCCTGAGTTCCTTGAGTACCTTGATTACCTTGGGTTCCCTGAGTTCCTTGAGTACCTTGAGTACCTTGAGTACCCTGAGCACCAACATTGCCTTGATTCCCTTGGTTTCCTTGATTACCTTGAGTACCTTGAGTTCCTTGCACACCTTGAGTACCTTGGTTTCCTTGGTTACCTTGTCTACCCTGTACACCCTGTACACCCTGTACACCCTGTACACCCTGTGTACCCTGAGTTCCTTGGTTACCTTGAGTTCCTTGAACACCTTGCGTTCCTTGCGTTCCTTGCGTTCCTTGATTTCCTTGATTTCCTTGGTTACCCTGAGTTCCTTGAACACCTTGCGTTCCTTGGTTACCTTGTCTACCCTGTACACCCTGTACACCCTGTACACCCTGTGTACCCTGAGTTCCTTGGTTACCTTGAGTACCTTGAACACCTTGCGTTCCTTGGTTACCTTGGTTACCTTGCACTCCTTGATTTCCTTGATTTCCTTGGTTACCCTGAGTTCCTTGTGTACCTTGATTACCTTGGTTTCCTTGATTGCCCTGAGTACCTTGAGTACCTTGAGTCCCTTGTGTACCTTGAACACCTTGAGTACCTTGAACACCTTGCGTTCCTTGGTTACCTTGGTTACCTTGCACTCCTTGAGTACCCTGAGTACCTTGCACTCCTTGAGTCCCTTGAGTACCTTGCACTCCTTGAGTACCCTGAGCTCCTTGAGTACCTTGCACTCCTTGAGTACCTTGATTCCCTTGGTTGCCCTGATTACCCTGGGTTCCTTGAACACCTTGAGTACCTTGGTTTCCTTGGTTTCCTTGGTTACCTTGGTTGCCTTGAGTACCTTGGGTTCCTTGAACACCTTGAGTTCCTTGATTACCTTGATTGCCTTGGTTGCCTTGATTACCTTGGGTTCCTTGGGTTCCTTGAATCCCCTGAGTACCTTGAGCACCTTGGGTTCCTTGGTTACCTTGGTTACCTTGAGTACCTTGGGTTCCTTGAACACCTTGAGTTCCTTGATTGCCTTGGTTGCCTTGATTACCTTGATTACCTTGATTGCCTTGATTGCCCTGTACACCTTGAGTACCTTGGTTGCCCTGAGTACCTTGAACTCCTTGATTACCCTGATTACCTTGGTTACCTTGATTACCCTGAGCACCTTGAGTGCCCTGTACACCTTGAGTGCCTTGATTACCTTGGTTACCCTGAGTACCTTGAACTCCTTGAGTTCCCTGATTACCCTGATTACCTTGGTTACCTTGGGTTCCCTGAGTGCCTTGAACTCCTTGAGTTCCCTGATTACCCTGATTACCTTGGTTACCTTGAGTTCCCTGAGTGCCTTGAACTCCTTGAGTTCCCTGATTACCTTGGTTGCCCTGGGTTCCTTGAACTCCTTGAACTCCTTGAATTCCTTGTGTACCCTGACTTCCCTGGTTACCTTGTGGACCTTGAGTACCTGTTGGACCTAAAGTTGTAACTACATAAGAATAATGTATAGTACCTTCGGTATAAAATGTAACACTTCTATTTTGATTATCTAAATTATTCAGATATAAATTAAGTATTAACCTATCTGTTAAATTTAGAGAAGCAGTTGTTGCTACGGCATTTGCCTTTACTTCAACTGGTGTAGTATTATTTACTGACCATCCAATAGCAACTGCATCCGAAGTAAACAACAATGTAGTAGTTGCTCCATCATATTTAGATACAGTAAAGTAATACTCTAAATCATCATTTTCAGTATTTTTAGTCCAATAGATATAAGCGTGCCAAAGACCATTTGGAATCAAAATAACATTCGGATCCCCAGAATTTGTGATCCAGCCTGAATCAACAAGAACATTTTGTTGATTAGCAGTCAAATTGGTTACTACTGTCGTTTGTCCAGCAGTAGTTGTAGATTTTGATAATTGAAGATAAGGACTCGGTGTTTGTGATACAGAAGAATTTAGGAAATAGCTTATACCTCCAGAAATTCCACTTATACCTTCATTTCCTTGGGTACCTTGAACTCCTTGAACCCCTTGGACACCTTGTGTACCTTGAGTTCCTTGGTTACCTTGATTACCCTGATTTCCTTGATTACCTTGGTTACCTTGGTTACCTTGGTTGCCCTGAACGCCTTGTGTACCTTGAGTTCCTTGATTGCCTTGGTTACCCTGATTTCCTTGATTACCTTGAGTACCTTGAACCCCTTGAGTTCCTTGATTACCTTGGTTACCCTGATTTCCTTGATTACCTTGAGTACCTTGAACCCCTTGAGTTCCTTGATTACCTTGATTTCCTTGGTTGCCCTGAACGCCTTGTGTACCTTGAGTTCCTTGATTACCTTGGGTACCTTGGGTTCCTTGATTGCCCTGATTACCTTGGTTACCTTGATTACCTTGGGTTCCTTGGGTTCCTTGAACGCCTTGGTCACCCTGAGTACCTTGGTTGCCTTGGTTGCCTTGGTTGCCTTGGTTGCCTTGATCACCTTGAGTACCTTGGGTTCCATCATAACCCTGATCACCTTGAGTACCTTGGGTTCCATCATAACCCTGATCACCTTGAGTACCTTGGGTTCCATCATAACCCTGATCACCCTGAGTACCTTGGTTACCTTGAGTTCCATCATAACCCTGATCACCTTGAGTACCTTGAGTTCCATCATAACCCTGATCACCTTGAGTACCTTGGATTCCATCATAACCCTGATCACCTTGAGTACCTTGGGTTCCATCATAACCCTGATCACCTTGAGTTCCTTGAACGCCTTGATCGCCCTGAGTACCTTGATTGCCTTGGTTTCCTTGCACGCCTTGGTCTCCCTGTGTCCCTTGATTACCTTGGTTACCTTGGTTGCCTTGGTTACCTTGATTACCTTGAGATCCAACGTTACCTTGATTACCTTGAGCTCCAATGTTACCTTGGTTGCCCTGGTTACCTTGGTTACCTTGAGTACCTTGGTTACCCTGAGTACCATCATAACCCTGATCACCCTGAGTACCTTGAGTTCCATCATAACCCTGATCACCTTGAGTACCTTGGTTGCCTTGATTACCTTGAGTCCCTTGGTTACCTTGGTTGCCTTGAGTCCCTTGTGTACCTTGTACACCCTGCGTTCCTTGGTTTCCTTGGTTGCCTTGATTACCTTGAGTCCCTTGTGTACCTTGTACACCCTGCGTTCCTTGGTTACCTTGCACACCTTGATTACCTTGGGTTCCTTGATTACCTTGATTTCCTTGATTTCCTTGGTTACCTTGGTTACCTTGAGTACCCTGATTTCCTTGGGTGCCTTGAGTTCCTTGGTTACCCTGATTTCCTTGGGTGCCTTGAACTCCTTGATCTCCTTGCGTACCTTGATTACCCTGATTGCCTTGGGTACCTTGAACACCCTGATCTCCTTGGGTTCCTTGAGTACCCTGAACACCTTGATCTCCTTGGGCCCCTTGAGTACCTTGTACACCTTGAGTACCTTGAGTACCTTGGTTGCCTTGATTTCCTTGAGTCCCTTGAACCCCTTGAGACCCTTGGCTACCTTGAGTACCCTGAACACCTTGATCTCCTTGTGTACCTTGGTTTCCTTGATTACCTTGGGTTCCCTGAGTACCTTGGTTTCCTTGATTACCCTGGTTACCCTGGGTTCCTTGAACACCTTGAGTACCTTGAGTACCTTGGTTGCCTTGATTGCCCTGATTACCCTGGTTACCCTGGGTTCCTTGAACACCTTGAGTACCTTGAGTACCCTGTTCACCATTCAATCCATTAAAACCAGAAATACCTTGTAAACCAGTTATACCCTGAATACCCTGTGTCCCTTGTGGACCCTGAGTACCTTGATTTCCTTGGTTTCCTTGGTTACCCTGTCTTCCTTGGTTACCTTGGTTACCTTGGTTACCTTGAGTACCCTGTATGCCTTGAGTTCCTTGAGTTCCTTGATTCCCTTGGTTACCCTGGTTCCCTTGATTACCTTGAACCCCCTGTGTTCCTTGATTCCCTTGGTTACCTTGATTTCCTTGATTCCCTTGGTTACCTTGGTTACCTTGGTTACCTTGAGTTCCCTGATTACCTTGAGTTCCCTGAACACCCTGTGTTCCTTGAGCACCATCAAAACCTAAAGTCCCTTGAACACCTTGCGTACCTTGAGCACCATCAAAACCTAAAGTCCCTTGAACACCTTGCGTACCTTGAGTACCATCAAAACCTAAAGTCCCTTGAACACCTTGAGCACCTTGAGTACCTTGATTACCTTGAACTCCCGTATCACCTTGTGTACCCTGGACACCTTGAGCACCTTGAGCACCATCTAATGGAGCTGGATAATCTATCCATAGTCCAGTGGAAGTTTGATAACCCAAATATGCACCATCAGCTGGTGTTGTTATTGTAACATCATTTAAATCATCTAAATTAATAGTAGTAACCGATTCTCCTCCACCAGAAGAAAGGCTTCGTATTAATCCACCTTGAATAAAAATCGCATCACTACCACTTGATAAATCAGTTGCCCCACCTCTTACTACTAGATACCCAAGAAAAACAGCATTTTGTAAAGTTATAGGGGATTCAACAAATGCTTCATAAGGAAGTCCATTTAAAGCAGAACCTAAACTTGAATACTCCTTAACACCATAATAAACAATGATATCACTAGCTGAATCTGGTATTTGAAATAATCTCTGTACAGACCATTTATTAGTAGATACAGTAGCTAATGTTCCATCTCCATCATCATAACTTGCTGGATCTATATCTGTGTAAAAAGATCCTGAATTATTATCATATACAAATCCACCACTTCCGTCTGCATACATCCTACATAAACTTGAAGGTGTACTTGGTGATAATGTAGTTATATCGGGTTCAAATGGATCAGTCCAATAATTATTACCTATAATATATGCTTTACCCGATGCTCTGTCTATTCTGAGATTATTACCATTTGCAGATATATTTAAACCTTCTTTTTTAATAGGTCCAAGTGTATTTAAGATTTCATATACCTTATGATTTACACCATATGTAGTAAATGAATCTGTTGTTACTAAATTTACATTTGTAAGATTAATATGACATAAGTGACCGATAACAATATAATTCTTATAATCACTATCTGTAAATGGTGTTGTTTTTTGTTGTAGAGTTCCAGTACTATCAATATAAATATAAGTAAATGGGTCAGTTAATAAATTCGTGATAGTTTGGTTTACAAATGCATTCCATTTTACTTCGGTAATATCTTGTGAAAGTTCCCCTGAAACAATTGAGTGTGTGACTATTTGACCTTGACCTTCTGATATGTTAAATGTAGTTCCACCGATTGTAGCACTTAAAAACCCCCCTGTTTTTATACCTGTAATTTCTATTCCTTCTATATTATTATTCTCTTCTACTAACCATTTATTATCCCCATAGTATACAATAGTTATACCCTGACCTTTACCATCCCATAAATACTGCGAATTACCTTGAATAGTAGCACCACTATCACTACCATTAGGTTGAATTATAATATTACTTACATAATTTGCAGTATCTAATATATGTAACTTATAGCCAAAAGAAATTATACTCCCAGACGCTGTAATCTGAGGTAGCGTTAATATAGAACCCCCAGCATTAGAACCAGTTACTCGAACTAATTCATAAAGTTGATTTATACTGAGATTACCAGTTGACCAATTATATGTATTTTTATACCCCATTGGGTATTGATTTTTATTTTATTTGGGATTATACCTTTATAGGTACAATTTATGTTCTCCTTTGCCTATATATCTTAAAATTAAAGTCTAAACTATAGTCATAGACATTATTAAGAATTAAGAAATTTATTCTCAATTATTTTCAAATTTAAATGACTGATCCAGTTCCAAGATAAGTCCAATTTTGACCATTTAGGTCTCCTCTCCATACTCTACTTGTTGTAGATGCAGCTTGAGCAACTGATGGCACATTATATGGTCCTACGGTTCCTTCTCCTGTCGTTTTGACTCTTGTTTCGACATATTGATATTGTGAATCTCTATACAAATTTAATACATATGTTCTTGGAGATGTTGTATTTCCAAATCTACCGCAATACACTATATTTTTAATAGAGTATTTAGAACCTTGATTATCTATTTTATAATACCAGTTTTGAGTATCACCATCAGTATTAACTAATCCTTTCGCCAACCATAAGTCTGCTGAATTTCCTGCTATTGTTGCAGATGCTGAACCTGATGCAGGCATTGGAGTTGAGTTAATAGCACCACTACCTGCATTTAATGTGATATACCCATTTGTACTCAAATATAGATTTGTACTTGATACGCCATTAGATGCAAAGGTTGGAATTGTTATAGCTGTAGAACTATTACCATCATCTGAACTTGTAAATGTGCCTGAATAGAGAGTATAACCAGTAATACTTGATGGAAATGCTATTGTATCTGTTGAGAATCTCCACCCGAATCTTGGTGCTATTGCATTATAGTTTTGTAAAATTTCAGTTGAAGTTAAAGCTCTATTATAAACCTGAACAATAGGAATTTTACCATCAATTGTTTCTAAATCGTCCCATCTCCGAGCAATATAGTACCCTAATCCACTTGATAATGGAGTTACACTTGTTGTAAGTGTAGATTCTTGAGTTCCATTTCTGTATAGCCTTACAGTTGTTCCATCATATGTAACAGAAGCATTATACCAAACATTAGCTGAAGGAGTAAACCCAGTAGGAACTTTGAATCCATCGGCAGAAGTAAAAAATCCACCTGTTATTTTTCCATCCCAAGGACTTGCACAAAATCCCAAAACAAAATTTATATTACTCGCATCAACATATCGTTCTGTTATAATTTGAGGGATTACATTTGTTGAAGGAATGGAGTCTAACTTAAACCAAGCATTTACTGTGAAATTTGTTAGTGCCTCACCACTAAAATCAGAAATCGAAACATGGTCATTTGTTCCATCAAAATCTAATAAACCTCCATCATTAGCATCAACAGAAAATGTAGGAGAATTTACAAGAGTTCCATTATTACTATTATTACTGAAATCATACCAAGTAGAACCAACAAGGGGATATGAATCTAAGAAACCCGAATCTAAATTCATTACTAATCCACTCGTAACAATAGAAGGATAAATTCTATTTACTAAAATATATCTACCAGTTCCCTTTAACCATGTAATAGCATCAGCCAATGTAGAATGCTTAGTCTGACCAAACATTTCTTGAAGTTTATTAATCGTTTGCAATAATTCGGATTCTGTTGTTCCAACAGTTATCCATGCAGTAGGTCTTCCTTCTTCAAGTGCTGTAAACCCTTGAGAGTAAGTATCAGAATAAATAATAAAACCATTAGGGTTATTTACCCCACTCCACCATTTATATCCCGAATAGTTTGCTTCATAAAAATCGCCACCTATACCTATTGCAACATTACCCTTTTGAATAGTATTAGGTATAGAAGAACCATTATTAAATGTTATAGGATTCCTTGACATATTAGTAAGTTGGATCTTTTAAAGTCAGCATATTAGTAATTAAAGGCTGACGAGTTAAGTTAAATACAATAGCAGTTCCAGTTGCACTAGGATCTTTATAATTTGTAATACAATCAGTACCTATTACCATACCATAAGAACCACTCGAACTTACACCCACATCGGTTATTACTCCATAGTTTGTTGAAGAATCACTATAAAATATTACATCACTCAGTTCGCAATAATAATCTGAATATGTCTTAGCATCAATCTTTATAATAATTGCTGGATTACCAGATGTGTATGATTTTACAATACTATTTTTAAGTATTACTAAATTTTGAACATTATTTGTATCAGGGAAGTGTTTAATAATTCCATTTGTTGATGTCGATGTTCCATGTATAGAACCTAAAACAAATGAAAATGCTACTGCACCTGTCACTGAAACAACTTCAACACTAGAAGAAGTTGAATATAAATTACATCTTGATAAACTTACTTCAGAAAGTGTAGATAAGGATGCTGATGATAAGTCTAATATCATTCCAGCAGATTTAACTGTTATATCTGTTAGTTTTACTCTAACATCAGATGCACCATTTGTAGATAAAAATTTACTTGATGAGTTTGATAATATAAATTTACTTTGAATTAAACTATCATCATAAGTTGAACCATTATCTTTTCCAGTTATTGAAAGAGCATCTATATGTGCCATATCGAATAAAATAGAACTACCAGAATATGTTATAGAAGTACTAGAATTTAATTCAATGTATAAACTTATTAAATCATTAGTCCATGTTGGTGATGTTGTCTCTGAATAAATCCCAGGTAAAATATGTATAGTATAGCCGTTTAAACTATTTGTCGATAAATAATTAATTGCAGATACTATTGTTCTCCAAGGTTTTGTTAAATCACCCACAACTGGATTATATGCAGAATAAGGACCAACGTATCCTGCATCACTGGAAGAATCTGATCCATAATTATCAACATATAAAATATTTTTAAATTGGAAATTAGGTCCAATAGCACCTTGAACACCTATAATACCTTGAATACCCTGAATACC